GGTAGGATACGAAAGACCGTTGGGAAGCTCGTTGTGGAGTTTGCCTTCTTCCCCTGCGGCAGTCCTTCTTGCGTTTTCCACCGCAAACATCAAATCCCTTTCGACAAGGGCGAAGGCTTCTTCCTTGAGCTTGCTGGCAACTTCCGCCGCCGCTTGGGAAGTGGCAATGTAGGACTCCACAAGTTTCTTCCGAATTTCATAAGAGAAAGACGCGGGCTTTGTCGCCCCGGCGTATTCTTCCTTGCGGGCAAGGAAGTCATAGTGCGCTCCAGCTTCCGTGTTGGCTTGGGAGAGAAAAGCAGTCAACCGAGTGGTAGGATACGAAAGACCGTTGGGAAGCTCGTTGTGGAGTTTGCCTTCTTCCCCTGCGGCAGTCCTTCTTGCGTTTTCCACCGCAAACATCAAATCCCTTTCGACAAGGGCGAAGGCTTCTTCCTTGAGCTTGCTGGCAACTTCCGCCGCCGCTTGGGAAGTGGCAATGTAGGACTCCACAAGTTTCTTCCGAATTTCGTAAGAGAAAGACGCGGGCTTTGTCGCCCCGGCGTATTCTTCCTTGCGGGCAAGGAAGTCATAGTGCGCTCCAGCCTCCGTGTTGGCTTGGGAGAGAAAAGCAGTCAACCGAGTGGTAGGATACGAAAGACCGTTGGGAAGCTCGTTGTGGAGTTTGCCTTCTTCCCCTGCGGCAGTCCTTCTTGCGTTTTCTGCTTTTGTAACTATAAATCTCTCAACTAAAGATAGCGCCTCCTCTTTTATTTTTGTCGCAAACTCAACCTCGTTTCGAGAAGTTGCCAAAAAAGACTCTACAAATTTTTTAACGATTTCTGAAGATGCCTCTTCATCTGTAAGATGACTTTCAAAAAGGGCTAGCCCGTCGAAAAAGTCTTCGCGGCGGCCGATAAAAGCCGCAAATTGAAGCGCATCGGCTTTAGCTTCGGCGATTAATGTAATTAATCTGTCCGAGGCAATTTTAATCCCTTCGAATAATTCATTATGCAATCTCCCAACTAACCCAGGTTTAACTTTTCGATCCGCCTCGACTGATGCGATTAAATCTCGCTCGATTAATGAAAACGCTTCTGCTTTGAGGCTCGCCGCCACTTCCGGGGTTCCCTTTGAAATCGCGCAATATGATTCGACAAGTTTTTTTCGAACTTCAAAAGAAAACGGGCTTGGGAGTTCGCCCGAAGAATTGTCTTCGCGCCGGGCTAAAAATCTCCAGTGAGCGGCGGCTTCGGCGGCGGCTTGATCTAAAAAGGTCTGCAGGCGCGCGGATGAATAAAGAGTGCCGCCTAAAATTTCGTTGTGCAACCTGCCAATCTCCCCAGAGGAGTCTTTGCGGGTCCTCTCTACGATTGACATCACATTCCGTTCCAATAGATCGAAAGCCTGTTTTTTTAACCCGGAGCCATCCGCCCCGTTATCAAGCATGATTATCCCGACTGCGAGCAAGCGGACAATTTCAGAGGGGATTGAAGGATCGAATTGTTGTGAATCCGAAGTAAGCGCGGAAAAAACTATGGAGGTTTTGGCAAGCTCCTCGGCTCGCGATACGAAATTATGGTGATCGATTGCCTGTTGATACGCCTGATTAATGTAAGACTTTATGCGGCTCTGCGGGATGCGATAACGGGGCATCACTTCAAGCCCGATTCTTCCGCAAAGCCCCCCGAAGGTGTTTTGGGATGCTCCCGCTAAAGTTTGGAACTCCGACTTTCGGGCGCGGTCAATTTCGTTGTAGAGGACTTTCTCAACATAATCGAAAGCTCTTTTTTGAAGAGTATCCGCGTTTTCTAAACTATTGTTCTCTTCCCGCCACAAGGAGAGAATCATATTTTTCGTGGCGTCGATATTGTCTAAAATTAAAAACCCGGTTGCGGGGTTTGCGGTCGTCCCGCCTTCCTGCCAGGCGAGCGCGGCTTTTTCGTATTCTTCCGTTCGCGAAATAAAATTATGGTGGTCGATCAATCGGCGTTGCGCTTCATTGATGCGCGAATCAATACGGGCAACATTGTCCGCGGCCACTCCGTTATCGACATACGGGGCTAAATAGTTTCGGGCGGCTATGAAGCTAACAGGCATTAGTTTTCAAAGGGTTGAGGTTTATTCCCGGAAGCGACCCATCGAGCGTATGCAGCGTGGCTGCCTACAACATTTTCTTTTGCCGGCGGCAACTGAATCACAACTGCCCCAATTGTTGTTTGCGCTAAAATAGCGGTGTTATCCGGGTTCGAAAAAGTAGCGGACTCAATTTCAAAGTTCATATGTGTCTTTCTTCAAGTTGCAGGCTAACTTTGCCGGTCGCGGCGTAAACCGCGCTCGCGCTATCAATCGTCCTGTTGATGCCTAAAATAGTAGTTGAGGCATTGGCTCCGCCTACGCCTACGCGCACAGTATAAGTAACATTGCCCAAAGCAACTGGCGCGTGTGAAAAGGACATCGCAAAAGAGGAGAATTCAGTGTGTGCGGGGATCGTAAGGACCCCGGTTTGAAACGCCGTTGTGTCGGAGTCTTTGAAAATAGCCACTACCATAACCGCATTTCCAGCGCTGCTCCCAACGCGGCCGGCGACAATAGGTATGCTAATTCGGCCCTCAACACGATTTGTAGTCGAACTCATTCTAATAATCGATGAAACCAATACAGCGCCATTAGGAGAGGTGGGGGCTGAACCCGCCGCATAACGATTCGAGGCAGTCGAGCCATCAATAGTCGCCGTATTATTATATTCATTTGATACAAGATTTTGCCCCAATAAACTCCTCCACTGGCTAGAAGAAAAAGCCCGTATGGTGTTATCAAGCGTGTTGTGCCATAGCGCGCTTCCGTCAATGGGGATATTCGTAGAAGAACTTTGAGAAAATAGCGCCTTTTTAGATGGCGGTGCGGTTAGCTTGCTCGCAAAAGTATTTAGTAAAGTTTGCGGAGCGGCCGGGTAAATATTTTCAGCCGTTGTGAGAGTTCCTGGGACGAGTGCCATATTAAAGTTTATTGTTGTTTGGGCCTAAAATTACATTCCAATCCGGCGGGCACACGGAGGTTCGGAGTGAAACTATTCGGGCGGTTGTGCTAGTGCAGGGCGTAATGAACGCCCGCCCATCGGGGAGAAGAACGCCGCCGCTAAACGGGGATCGCCCCAAATCTGCCCCCACGCCGGAATTTGCGCCCCCACTCCAAGCAGGCGAATTAAACGCTGACGCCGGAAGAAATGTTACAACCCCTGTAGAGTTGGAGGTGTCGGTTTCATCAATCAAAAATCCTCCAAGTTGCGCTCCCATTCCGAGTGCCAAGATAGTCCCACAGGGAAACCTAATCGCTCCAAAACAACAATTGTTAGAGCCCTGTAGAGTAGCTCCGTGGGTAAAAAGCGAAGACCCAGTTGAATCGTTTACCCGCAAAATATTGCCGCCAGAAATAGGGATTAGAATTTGCTGCCCATCGGCAGTCGCGACTGGGTAGCAATTAAACCCGCTGGTGAGTGTGGAATGAGTGGCGGAATTGTTAGTGGTGTTATAAACGCCCCTTCCGGTGCTCGTAAAAAATACCGCGTTCCCACTCGAAGTCAAAACCGCTCCGTGCGCCCGAGGGGTTGTAAGATTTATCCCAGAAACAACCGCAAGTTCACCCGCGTAAGTCATCGTGTATGCTTGATTGTTGTCGTAAGGAGCTAAAAGCGCCCTTCTTTGGGTCCCGCTGCCGCTTTCTATTGGAAGCAGAACTCCGCCGCAAAAGGCTTTGTTTACTAAAGCCGAAGTGTCTCCAGAGCCGCCCCAAGACAAACTATTGGACGCACAATCGTATATCAAAACTCGTTTTCTATTATACGGAATACATAAGACTCGATAACTATTCGCGGTGTGAGTATTGTTAGCTGCTGGCGGCATCAAAATGCCGCCCATAAAAAGTTGAGCCGTCGGGGTAAGCGCCGGGCTCGGCTGCGATGGAATCGTTACCGAATCTTTTTCGGGATCATAAATCCAAACTTCATTGTGGTTGAAAGGAACTAAAAAAATGCGCCCGTCTGGTAAGAGAACGCTGCCGCTAAAAGCCCCGCCAAAGGTTGTTACTGATCCGGTCCCTCCGGGGAATGTTGTTTTTGGAGTAGTTATGTTGAGCAGCGGCCGCCCCAGGTTTCGATTAAAAGTTCTATAATGTAGCAAGGAAGAGACGGGAAGATTTGTTGCGCTTGAATAAGTCTCCCATTCATTAAACGCCGGGGGATTCAAAAAATAAAGTGTTCTACGAAAGTTTCCGGTAGGCACAGTGTCAGTAGCGGTTTGCGATAATTTTGTGCTCAATATTGTGTTTGCCTCAATTTTTTCATTAGTAACACAATTAGCTTTTAAGGCGGCGGTATTGATGGAATCCGAAGCCATTTTAGTTTCTGTGACCGCTCCGCTGGCGATACGGGAATTTTCAACAGCCGAATCTTGAATGTGCAATGACCCTACCGCTCGGTCCCCCGAGTTGGCGGATGACGCTAGCTTTGCGGCGGTGATCGCGCCGTTGTTTATCTTATCGGTTACGACTGAACTTGCCGGGAGCAGATTGGCGAGCGTGGCTTGATTAACTGCAGTGCCCCGCCTAAAAAGCACTACATCAGATATATTTGTAGTGGTTTGTTCGGTTTTTGCGCCGAAAATAAAATTTAATACCTTATCGTAAGTTGCTCGGTATGTCGCCCCGGCACGACTAATTATAGAATGATCAGTGGCTGCGACATCGCCCGTTATAGAGTCTAGCCCTTCGATAGTTTTGTTTGTTGAATACGGCATTTTAAACAATAATGAGTTTACGATTTTTTAAGTTGTCCGCAACATCTGAATCATCGATACACAAAAAATATTGAGGAGTCGCAGCTTGGGTGCTGTCGTTAATAACAAGATTGAAGCCCGACTCAATGGGCGCAGCCCCGGAGCTATATTGGACATAGCCCGGATCGGTTGGTAAAATCGGCAAAGTTACGCACGACATTATATCGCACCCCCTACAGATTCTATTTGTTTCAAGGCATGAAGCAAAAATTTGTTAAGCCTCGCCCGCCCGCGCCATTCGATTTTTATTCCAAACTCGTATCCCAAGTATAGAGGCAAGTCCGTGGAGGGGTTTTTTTGAAGCCCAGGGGTGGGAAACCTAATTTGAGGTGAATACCCCCGAGACAGAGTTTGTAGGGAGCCGCCCGCCGCGATTGTTTGCTCGGTAATAAAGCATTTTGAAAAATCAGTCCAATAAACCCAGTTGGGGTGATTGTCCGGTCGATACCACACTTTTGCCGAGAATTCTTGCGAGGGGCCCCCACCCAAATCATCGAACCAAGCATCGCCTCGGATGAGCTTTTTCTGGCTCATTTCAGAGTCAAAATTAAAATGTTTAGTTGTGATGGAGGCTACGATAGGTCTAACGCCGGCGTCAGAAACCGAGTTGAAAGAATCAAACTCATCGTTAGATGAGATTTCCCAGAACTCATGGAAGCCGTTGTTCAGAACAACCGCAAACGCTCTATGGACTCCGTCAATCTGTCCTCCTACCAAGGACAAAATATTTAGCCCCTCCCAAAGGCCATCGTAAGCAGCCGCCGCCTTCCCATCAATAGAGGAGACGCTTCGGAAGTCTAACACCGCGATTCCTGAATAAGTGATGGGTATGGGGGTTTTAGCGGCTTCTTCTTCAAGAGCGCTATTAGGCTGCGCTGTAACAACTCCTTTCGGGTGACAAGTCATTAACAACCTATCATCAAAATATAAAAAACTAACATTTTCTAGCATCCAATCCGTGTCCTGATTTAAAACGGGATCAATTTCTGCGGACAACGGGGTTTGCCCGTAGCTATCAAATTCGGCTCTTGCACTCCTGTAAGTGCGAATCCCATTGCCCTCTAGGCTTCTAAAGAATATGTCCCCATTTATCGCGACGGCGGATTCTGCTGCCGATCCGATGCCTAAAAACATAACTCGTTGGAACCCGCGTGTGTTTTTCCAATCTACGCGATTTAGGTTTACTTGATAAGATGCCGCGCCGCGTTCGCAAAAAGCAATTAGGTCCCCTTGGCCGGTCGTATCATCTTGCACAGGGATAAACTGCAAAGTTTTGACCCGCCCCATCTCTCCCGGAAGTGAAAACGACCCGCCCTCGGCCAAGTATGTTGTTTCGTTAGTGAGCAGCAAATCCTCGTCGCTACCCCCATTGAATTTGTAAACAAACCCGCCTAGCCCCGGAGACGCCACCGCAGCAGGGATCGTTAATTTGTTTGAGGCGGGGGTTGCTGAAATATAATATGTTCCATCAATCCTCGGAACACTACTATGCCCGGAAATTGTGACTAAATCGCCGGGTTGAAACCCGTGATCTTCGGGGGTCGTCAAAGTCGTCGGAAAATCCACCGAGCTTGTAGTAATCTCGAGGCTTTCAGTGCTGCCGCCGTAAATAATATCCCCCGCTACAATTTCAGTGCCATCATTTACTGCAACAAACAATCTTCCGTGTCCATACGCCATCTGTTTTCCTGTTGGAACGCAAGGACTCCCAAAAGAATCGGCTCTGCGGATTGAATACCCATCAAAGACCAGCGGATGGCTAACGCCATCTTGAATGATCAAAAATCTCTCGGCTTGGCACAAATAACATTTAAGGTTGTTAGCGAGCCTCTGCCCCGGATTTAAAAGAAAACAAGAACTTTCCGCAAAATTAAGTGACATAATCCACCCATCAACAACTAAAATGATTTGAGTGGGGTTTCCTTGGCGCGGGTCGTTGTATACAAGTGCCCCTTGAAAGAACTTTCCGCCGCGAATGTAAGTTTGAAACCTCGATCTCGAAGTCGAACCTTCGTGGGCCAAATCTAAATAATACTCGGCGTCCGAAGTATTCGTCGGGTTTCTCCAATAGTTATACGGAATTTCTTTGAACCCAGGGCGAGTCCGGGGGCCGCCGCCGCCGCGAAAGGTGCAATTCACAGCGTAAGACGCCGCCTTCACATTAATCTGCGAAGGGTCACGGCTACCATCCATTCCGAGCATCCCTCGGAATCCATCGACCAATCGTTCAGGGTCGACGATCATTTAGATCACTCCTCCGGGGCGGCGGGCGGTTGGGCGGGTTGGAATTTATTCCCGATCACAGAAATAAAATCTTCATCGTTTGTAGAAGCAATTGGCTTTTCGGGCGGCTCTCCGCCAACTGGCAGACCGTCGATCTCAAGCAAAACAAGCGCGCCATCCATCAACTTGAGAGTGGCGAGAGCTTCAAAAGTCGAGCCTTCCGAAGCTCCCTCTGGGGGAACCATGCCATCGGGAATTGGAAAAGTGATGTCGGTCATAATATAAAAAATTAAAGTCGGGCCCCCTTGGAGAATTTACCAAGGGGGCTCCGAGTTTTAGCTAGGGGTTAGCAAGCAACCAGATCAAGCGCGCGTTGGCAGCGCAGGTGACGAACGACGAAGCCCAAGTCAGGGCGTTCGATTTTCGGACCATACGCGAACAGAGCGCGGAAGAACCCGGTGTTGTTGTCGATGTTGCATTCGCGATCTGGGATGTTGCGCCAGACGAACTCACCAGTCCAAGAATGCTGTGGGTTGTAGGACATCCCGCCGCCGACACCAACTGGTTTAGGCACGAGGATTTTCATCACATCAGCATGGTAGATGGTCGTGTCGGTGTATGCCGCATTTTTATAGGCAGCACTAACTTCCCACCCGTGACCCTCTTTGTTTGTCAGGATGCGGGAGGTAGGATCAGTGCCGTCGAAAGGAAGGCGGCGGACCCAAGCGTTACCCACCCAGTCATACCGAGGAGGGAACTCCACAGTAAAGAACCGGAACCCGCGATATACGCCATTAAGCCCTGGAGCCTCAAGCATGGCTGATCCGCGCTCAGAACCTTCGTAGGCGTAGCGGAAGTCATCGCGGGTGTTGCCGTCTTGACGCTTCAAATCGTGGAAAGTGAAGCGGTCGCCGACTGCAGCATAGATTGGAGTCATTTCATCTACTCGGGCAAACGGATTAAGGCTGCCGCCGAAGTATCCGAGCTGCTCGTAGATGTGTTCCAGAGTGCCCCAGGTTAGCTTGCTAGTCGCGTTGAGATTGGCTCCGTTCGCGAAAGTAGAACCTGTGATGATGCTTGCAGGAGTCGGGGTTGCGCCAGTAGTCGCTGCGCGGGGCACAAGTTTGTTGCCGCAGGCCGCGATATACTCATCTTGATAAGCGTTGGTCCAGACATATTTTGAGTTCTCCGAGAGGACTCGGACAACATTTTTGATCTGGTCTTCAACTTGCCAAGCAAAGCGGAGATCGTCCAAGCAGATGTCGGGCGAGTTAAGAGCCGCTTTCTTGAGTTGAGTGGAACGGGTGGAAATACCGAAGTTATCGATTTTCTGTCCCGTGATTTGGCAAGCCCCACCAGCTTCGCCGTTCGAAGAAGTCCAGTTTGTAAAACTTACTGGGTTAGTCGGAAGCGAACGCTCGTAGATAGGGTATTGGTAGACTGTCCCTTGACCATCCAACCACTTGTCGCGGGGGAGGTATTTAAGGTAGAAGTCGCTATTGATAATGTTTTTGGAAACATTGTTTCGGATAAGTCCAGCGTGTTCAATGAACAGCTGTTCGATATTGTTACAAGGCATAATTTTGGTTTTCTTTTGAGGTTGTGGTTTTAACTACATCGTGCTTCGCGTAACGAAGACGATCTTAGCTTCTTTCCCCTTCCTGCGAACCAAAGGGCCTTACGCAGTTCAGACTGTATCCTGAAATTTACCGCTTTCAGTCAGCGTTATAGAGACTTATTTATACGAAGAAAAAAATCTGTCAAATATTTTTTTAAGAAATACCGGCTTTAATTGCCGCAATAAAATCTTCGTGCTGCGGGCCCTCATCTTTTGCAGGGATAGAACTACCCCCTCCGGCTCCAGGTTTTGCAGATTGATATTTTGATAGCGCGCCCACTGCTTCTTGGTATTTTTCGTAGAGAGCAATGAGGTTTCCGTATAAGAAAGTCGCAGCGGAAGCCCGGATTGCGACATCCGATTTTTGTGCCTCCTGCATCTGATCGAAATCAAGAGATTTTGAGTATTGGTAGGCTTGATCAAGCCCGGAGTTCCATTCGTCATCCCCATCGCGGCGGGAAAAGATCGGAACTTTTTCGGACAAATCCCTCCAAGCGGAATCAATTGCAGCCGCATATTTCTTGGAGCGCTCCTCCGACTGCTTTTGGCCCTCCTCTTTTCGGTGCGCCTCTAACTTCTCCAAAGCCAATTTGGCGTTTGTCGTGACTTTTTCGCGGACGCCTTGAATCTCAAGCCACCGATCCGCCATTTTATAGAAAATGTTTCGATCGCGATCATTCATGCCAGAAGCCAAGTCACTCAATTTTTCTGCTTGAGTGTCGAGGTTGGATTCCCCAAAGGCAGACAGGATTTCCGACTCATTCAAATCATACTTGGAAACATAAACTTCAACATTCTTGCGGATCAAATTCATCGGCTCAACAACCGCATCTTTATACTCTCGCGTCGCCTCAACGCGCGCTACTTGTAGTTCCCGTTCGTATTCTTCGTTTTGCTTTTTAAGAGTTGCGACTTCTGTGCTGTCAACAACGGGAGTTTTCTCCAAATCCGAGAGCTTGGCTTCCAACTCTTCGCGGCGGCGCTTCTCTTCTTTATAGGCTTTGTTCAACTTACCAAAGGCTTTTTGCGCCGGTTCAGTGGCTTGTTTTAATTCGGGGGGAGTGTCGTCCGACTCAACGGGGGCATCTTTTTTCTTGCCTAAAATTTGCGCCAAATCATCTGCGGTGGGGGCTTTTACTTCGGCGGGGGCCGCTTTTGCCTTCGGTGAAGACTCCTGCTTTGAAGCATCCTCTTTAGGCTGCGCAGGCGCGGCTTCTTTAGACTCTGCGGGCGGCGGCTCTGAAGAAGCGGACTCAAACGCACTTCGGAGGCTCCGCGCTGAATCAAATGAAAGGGTCCCTCCTGTCTCTTCCAATTCAGGGGTTGTTACGGCGGTGTTTTCGTCAGACGGTGTTTGTTGTGTCATAAATTTAATCCTGCTCTTCTTCGAGATTCGGCATTAGCTCGCGGGTTGTGGGAACTTTTGTTATCGGCATGGAAAGGTTTTTGAGAGCGGTCAAAGCATGAAAATACCCCTCCCGCCGCGCGTTTTGCAGGGCGTTGAAGTGAATGAAATCGATCCCATTCGGGGCTTCAAGCTCTCGGGGCAGCCCTAATTCGGAGACAAGCCCCAAAGCAATTTCCATGTGCGGCTCTGCCAAAGTGCGTTGCAGCGCGGTTTGCAGAAGTTCGTTCTTCCTAAAAGTTTCAACTGTATGGTTCATTTTTGAAAAGTCCTCGGGCGACACGCTTCGAAATGCATTGCATCATACCCCCAAAACGCGCCGGCACTCGTCCAGCCTTCTTTGGCAAACTCCTCCATGACTTCAAACGGCATATCCGCTTTGATGGGCCACGGGTCTTTAAAAGAGTTGTCATCCGCATCGAGATCGATTGCCGCCCCCCAAGCATGAACCGAAAGGCGAGTCCCGCCGCGCTTATTGCGGAAATTGTAGATGCCCGAAAAATCAGACACTGGCTCAAGGATTTCTCGTGTCCCTCCCTCAAAGTTCCCCAAGTTCTTGAGGATGCGAAGCAAAGAGCCCGCCACCTTTTTGTGGCAGCGGCTTTTCGTTACTAGCTGGCTCCCGTAATAAACCGGGAACGGAAAATTAATCGAAACTAAATTTGTCTCATCCCCCGGCTCGCCGTAAAAATCTCGAAGACCCTCCTGTGTTGAAAAAGGCCACGGATTCGGAGAGGGCATTAGGGAGAGCAAATGCTCCCGACACCTTGACTGACTCCGAGGCCCCCAGAAGCCATCCGGCACGACGCCGATCCTTCGCTGGATTCTTTGGATTTGTTCTAGGGTCATTTACCCTTCCGAAGAATGTTAATCACTCCGATAAGGCCTAGCCCCGCAACAAGAATCTGCTCCTGCAGGGCGGGCTCGATCCTCAAGCCAAGAGCTGTCGCGACCAAAATTAGCCCGCGCCAGGTTGAGTTCTCTGAAAGCCTTTCAAAAAGGAGGTTTAGAATTTTCATTTGTCTTTGAGTAGTTTTGGTTTCGTTAGTTTGAATTTCTCCCAGGCATACAATTCAGAAGAATCAGCATTCCTAATGAGAGATTTCGGCACATAATTCACGCTAACTTTTAGTTGCAGATCGCCTAGCTCGCCTCGGCTTTCACCGAAAGGCGGGATGGGGATCGTGACACAACCTAGCATTAAAAAAGGAAAAAGCAAGGTTAATATTTTCATATCGACTCAAGTTTTCTTTCGACCCTCTCCATAATCATGGTGTTTTTTGAGATGGTCTGATGGGCGGTAGCGATGACTTCCAATAGCTCGGCGTTGTTTTGTTTAAGATGCCGAATAAATTCGGCGTTCTGTGCATCAAACTTGAGTTGGCTGTCATCGATTCGGCGCTGCAAATCATCGAAGCGGCTCATAAAAAACCGAATCAAAATAAAGACAAAGACTAACCCGATCACAAGCAGCGCGACAAACATCCATCGATCCGACTGATTCGAAACAAAAGAAACTGTCTCTACAAAACTCTCCGAGTCCATAATCAATCTAAAGGTTTACTGTAAAAGTGCTGCAAAGGCTTCTGCGGTGGTTTCCTCAAAAGAAAACGGCGCGCTCGGCCAGTCGTTTTTCGGTGCGGGGGTCTGGATAAAAGCCGCCAGGATTCCGTTGATCCAAGCTCGGACAGCCGTGAGCTTTGGCGAGTTTCCAAGTATCGATGCAAGTTGGTTCTCAAGATCAAGAAGCGTGACAAGACGCACCGAAGAGTAGCCTTGGTTCGCGAGCCATTCTTCGGCTCCGAAGAGCTTTTCATCGATCGGCGTCGGATCGGAGGGCGGCGAGTAAATCGCAATCTCGGAAATGCCCGTGCTAGGATCGTAAGAAAAAATGCGATCCCCATAGGAAACACTAAAATCCTCTGCGGGCCCCCAAGTTGATCCGCGAGAAATAAGCGTGGCGGCGGGGTAGTCTTCAATCGATGACTTGCCGTTTACGCGGCGGTATATAACAATACGATCCCCTGAAATCGGAATCGTAGAAGATGGAAGCAACTCCTCTCCGCGAACTATGTAAATTTCTCGGCAGTCGGTATACAAAATTTGCGAGCGAACCTGCGGCGTCTCCTCTGAACTCGGCTCAAGTTGCTCAATTATTTGGTCATCACTCATAATATTAAACTTGTTCAAACCACAAAGTTGCATCTTGAATATTGCTGCCGCCATTGCCAGAGGGGACCGAGTAAAAGATTTCGTAAGTTTCGTAAAATCCATTTCCGGTTGAGATGTCTGATGAAACCCACGAACCAACCTCATTGGTCCCTGTTATTGCGTTATCAAGTAGCCCCGGAACGCCCTCTTCTCCGCGCCCCACTCGGTTCGATCGTAGAGAGACGCGAAGAGTCGCGTTCGCGCCGGGGGAGCGGCGGACCATAAGCCGAATCCTAAATGTCGTGTTCACGCCGAAAACTTCAGCCGGGTTGAATAAAAAGTTTCCTGTTTGCGCGATTTGATAGAACCCAAAATTTGATGGTGTAGAAGTGGCTGTTATTCCTGAAACATAGCCGCTAGCATTGAAAGTCGCGTTAACTCTATGTTGTATCTGCCCCGGCCCGACTCTTCGCGTATAAATAGAGTGCGTGTGGTTGCCCGCAGAAACCTCGCTCGCACCGGAGCCTATATTTGCAATAGCGGCGCCGCCGAGCCCCAAACTAGTGCGCCAACTGGCCCTAACTTCACTCGCAGATATCGATAACCCATAGTTCGAAGCAAAACTTAGGCCTCGCAGTGGCTTGATATCAAGCACGTCAGGGTTGGCTTCATCTACAGTCCCCTCGGAGTCAGACCAGAAGTATCTGTGGCGAATGGAAGTAGTTTCGGAGGGCGCCAAGTCCCTAAAAATAATTCGGGCTTGTTCAGATGCAGCTGTAGACCCCGTAATAGGTTCGGTGTTAGAAAAAGTTGACGCCGCTAACCCCGTAGGAATCCTTGCTAATGGGAAAGTCCCAGAAGTAATCATTTCTGCGCCTACAGCGGGGTTGATCTGGCGGATAGTCCAATTGCTAACATTCCCGAAAGTAGTGCCGCTTACTACTGTCCTAGAAAGGCAATTTACAGTTATACTTAAAAAATTAATTGTGGTAATTTGCCCCTCTAAAAAGCCCACTCTACCCGCGCCGTCATTCCAGTTACACCTAACAAAGTCGTTAACCGCCAATGTAGTAGAGGGCCCCGACACAACCCAAAGTCGGCTGCCTACACTTGGGGTAATGGAACTTGTGCTAGTGTGAGAAGCCATGCCGGCTCCTTGGGCTCCTTGGAAACCTTGCGCTCCCTGACTTCCAGTCCCGTCGGCTCCTTGGAAACCTTGGCTCCCCGACCCAATAGAGCCTTGGAAACCTTGGTTGCCAACTGCGCCCTGAAAACCCTGCGCTCCCTGACTTCCGGTCCCGGCGGCTCCTTGGAAACCCTGCGCTCCCTGACTTCCAGTCCCGGCATTTCCTTGGAAACCTTGGTTGCCAACTGCGCCTTGGAAACCCTGCGCTCCCTGACTTCCGGTCCCGGCATTTCCTTGAAAACCTTGGTTGCCAACTGCGCCTTGGAAACCCTGCGCTCCCTGACTTCCGGTCCCGGCATTTCCTTGGAAACCTTGGTTGCCAACTGCGCCTTGGAAACCCTGCGCCCCCTGGCTTCCGGTCCCGGCATTTCCTTGGAAACCTTGGTTGCCAACTGCGCCTTGGAAACCCTGCGCCCCCTGGCTTCCGGTCCCGGCATTTCCTTGGAAACCTTGCGCTCCCTGATCTCCGGTTCCGGCCGCTCCTTGGAAACCCTGCGCCCCCTGGCTTCCGGTCCCGGCGGCTCCTTGGAAACCTTGGCTACCTTGGGGGCCTCTAGCCTCAAAAGTTACATTCTGCCACATTCCCCCCGAGCGTAAAAAATGGTAACTACTACCTGCGTGAGAAACCTGCGAATTATTATTATTAACGATAGTTTCGAAGCCAGTGACCCTAACTGTATTATTTGGGTTTAAAGCCCCGATTACAATTTGAGCGCGCGCGCCATTTGGGGCAGAATCAGAAAGAGTAATTTCCGGGCCGTCCGATCCAAATACACTTGATGTGACATTTAATCTAACATTATAGGCATTGCTTATTTGATACGGCGGGCCACCGCTAATAGCATAAACAATGCTTTGAGAATGATGGAAGGGGATCGGCGTCTGAAAGCTGCCGCTGCTCACTGTTACTACCCCGGCCCCGGCAGGGGCTTGGCTTCCGCCCCCGGTGGCTCCTTGGAAACCCTGCGCTCCCTGACTTCCAGTCCCGGCATTTCCTTGAAAACCTTGGTTGCCGACCGCTCCTTGGAAACCTTGGTTGCCAACTGCGCCTTGGAAACCCTGCGCTCCCTGACTTCCGGTCCCGGCATTTCCTTGGAAACCCTGCGCTCCCTGACTTCCGGTCCCGGCATTTCCTTGGAAACCTTGCGCTCCCTGACTTCCAGTCCCGGCATTTCCTTGAAAACCTTGGTTGCCGACCGCTCCTTGGTTACCTTGGTTACCTTGGTTGCCGACTGCTCCTTGGAAACCCTGCGCCCCCTGGCTTCCGGTCCCGGCTGCGCCTTGGAAACCTTGGTTGCCGACTACTCCTTGGAAACCCTGCGCCCCCTGGCTTCCAGTTCCTTGACTCCCCGCGCCACCGCTTCCTCCGAAAAATAGTCCCATAAAATTATCCTTGAATTGCGTGAAACCGCTTGCTCGCCACAGAACAAACAATCTGGACTTCACTACTAGGAACAATCGAAGACTCGGCTACAAAACCGCCGCCGCCTTTAGCTAAAAGAATACCTTGAGGAGTGCCGGCGTTGGGGGTGCTTCCGATGCCTAAATACATATCGGTGTCGGACAGATTTTGGACGAGCAAAAATTTCCTATCTGCTTTAGCAGGGAAGACAACAGTAGCGGTGGCGGGGCTAGCGGAAGTTGCCGAAGTAGTAGAAGCCGAAACAGGAATCGCCTCATTCAAAATAGAGTTGATTTTTTGAAGCGATCTTTCCGGCGTATCCATCTGCGCCGGGGTGTTGTTTTCAGTGTAATACGAGGGCATATGGTTATGAGGTTATGCGTTTGAGGTAACCTGTCAAATTAATTTTCTACAATCTGCCAGCCTCGGCTAATCGCTTGGTTTTTGCCAAAAGTGTAAGTAGACCCAGAGTAGGGGCCGGGGTTGCCAGAAACATCAACAATGTTGGTATCGCCGGGATCGGTTGATGGGACTATACTGCGGGTCCCTAAACGAGACAATACTAGCCCTAATGCCGAAGAGTTGAAGTTGTTTAAACTAAAATTAAAACCTTTTCTGCAAACCGCGTTAAAGTTTAAAAACAAATTGCTCAAATTGCAGTCCAGCAAACTTAAATTATCCCATCGCGGATTAGGCTTGTTCACAAAAGAAAGCGTCAGATTTCGGTCCAAACTTAAACTTGGGCAATTAATTGCCAGTAGTGTTTTAAGCCACACCGGTCCGAACTCCCAGGCCGGGTAATTTGCTACGCTCGCAATCGGGAGCGCTGGGCGAACCGGGGCGCCGTGCTCCGCGGTCAGACCCGTCCATAGCTGCGTCAAATTAGGGTTATTGGACACATCGCAGTAATCAAGCCCGGTCAATCCCCACAAAGAAACTCGCGTTAGGTTCGGGCAATCGGTGCATATAAGTTTAGAAAGAAAAGGAGTGCTTCTCCAAGAGCTGCCTGGGTAGTGAGCCATCGTAAAACTAAAGCCGCTATAATTAACCGACGTAATATCTAATTTATCCGGGTTTTTCAATGCATGAGATTTAGGATCTGTAGGAACGGCATCGATTCTGTCAGCAATAACAAAATCTGTAGAAGAGCTAGTCGTGCTGCCCCAGTCCAAATAATTGTAATTATTGACAATATAAGGCGTATTCTGCGGTTGCGTATACCCATTATTTAAAAGCGTAGCGCCTGTAAAAACAACAATATCCCCAGGTTTAATTCTGAAGCCGCCCCCGTTTGCGGCCCTAAATAAACGAGTAGAGTTGTTAAAAGTGGCGGATACGAGTCTAGCTTTGTTCGCAATATAGTTTGACGAAGTCGTAGACAACCCCAGAACACTTATCGGGTTGCCTGAAATATTGAAATATCTCAACCCGTTCGCTCCTTGCCATTCGAAACCATCAGAGAAAGGATTTTGTGTAAACAAGTTTGTTGAAATATCGCATTCCGTCAAACGATATGTATTTAGATAGACCCAAAAAGGATTGCCGTTTTGATCAAGTGCGTAGTTGCCCGCCGGGTCTAACGGCTGTTCCGCGTTGGGGGTCGCCGTAAAACTTCTAGGGTATTCACCGGGGTAAGCCAGTGAGGTAATAGAGTTATTATTTGCATACAAATATCTCAAGTCTACTAAAGACGAAACATCGAGCGTATTAAGGTTATTATAAGAAACATCTAAATATTTTATTTGATACGGGGCGCCGCTTACACTTGGCGGGAAATCAATCGAATCGATCTGGCAATGATTGCATTTAATTTCGACAGTGTTGATCCAATCCCCGTTTAAAAAATTTTCGTCCAAAGTAGTGAGGTTTGGGTTAAATGAGCAGTCGAAAACCTTGGGCCGCTCAATTCCGAAATCCTCGTAATAATACGCGCCAAAATCCACACTATTAAAATTATTAAACGATATATTTAAAAACCGAGGGATAATCAAACCTTGTGCGAATCCTGGCGGCGCAAACGCGCCAGAAAGATTGTTGTCAGAAATGTTATATTCAACCCAAATCATATGATTTGGTAAATCTAAATACGGGATTTCAGAGAAAAGGTTTGCCTGCAAATCCAAAACACTCATACTTCTTATTGGCAAACCAGTTACAGGGCTTGTGTATTCAGAGCGGCCTAGCGAATCCAGCCCCAAAAACCTTTGGTGATTTAAAAAATTACTGGAAGCACGAAAATATTCAACCCACTCGCACCCAGTAACATCAACATAGTCTAAAGAATTTCTTGATATGTCTATATCAACAAAAGAAGTTCCTTGCAAATAAAGTTTTTGCAAATTTGAATCGGTTAAATAAAAAGTAGACAGGGAGTGAAATGTAGCGCCGTCGACTTCATAATAAAATTTTGGATCAAAATAATTCATTTTAATCTCAACACCAGTGGGGAACCTCCAACCTTCGGCAAGTATCTCCACGTCGCCGTAAAAAAAATCGACTATTTCTTGGTCGTCGGCCCAGTTATAAATTAAAAAAGGTTCTACTGTGATTACTGAAGCTCCATTTGAGGCGAATTGAAGCGCCACCTTGTTAAGGTTTTTTTGATTTAAGTTCCCTCTAATGGATAACATATTAAGCAACAATCCATTCAGATGATGATATTTTTATCAAAACCTGATTATTCGTGCCGGGGACTTCTATTAAAGTAACCCCAGAGGATGCCGAAATCTTCACGCTATTATCGTCCACCGGCAATATCAATATTTGGGTCCCTATAGGGAAATCCACAGAAGTGTTACTTGGAACATTGACAGTCCAATTCGTGTTTGTCAGAATAAGGCTCCCCGCATCTTCCAAGATTAGCCCCCATGTAGAAGCTGCCGCAGCAGTGGGCAATCTCCGAATAGGGACATTGAAAGGGGCCGCCCCGATCTCATCATAGTTAGGGACTGGGTATAACTCCCCGTTGAATGGGTTAAACTTATAGCTCGCGAGCATAAATCATTGAATGCTGCGATTCAAACTCCTCGGCATCACCCGCAAGTTGCTTGATTTGTTGTGCATCCCGGAAATATGGTGGACATCTTTCCCGTCCCCTTTGCGAACCTTGCCTTTGCGGGCCATTTTCCTTCGGGCGGCGTTTCGCGTTGCACGGCGCTTCTTTTGCTCTGGTTTCGCGTGGTATTGGGCATACTCGCGGGCGTAATTTCTTTTTCTCATATGCTCCCAACTTCGGGGACTGCGGCCCGCCCCGCGTTTCGGATTTTTGCGGCGGTTTCGGCGTCCTTCAATTGAAGTTTCTGCGCTACTTCGGCTTGTTGTAGGGCGAGTTTTGCTTGATGGCGCTCAACTTCCATTTCGAATCGCGCTTTTTCCTGCAAGATTTTCTGCTGTGCTTCTGGGGATAAGGCCCTGGCGGCTTCGAGTTCGCGCTCCATCTCTCCAATCCGAGCTTGTTCCGCCTGCATCGCTCGGGTCATCTCGGCTTGTTCGGCCTCCTGCTGTTTCTTTTGGGCTGCCATAAGCTCGTTTTGGAGGCGGTCCCTCGATGCCGCCATTTGCTGGAGGCGCTGCCGCATCAACGCGACTTGATCCTTGCGGACTTCATCAGGACCGAGTCGCTCTAAATGCTCCGCCAAATGCGGCAAAAAGATATTTAGGGCCGCGAGCGCGGCTTGCGGGTTAACGCCGCTTGCAAGGCCCTCTTGAAGCTGCTCCAACGCTTGGAGGTGGCGGCCAGCGTGGATAAAGTGGTTTTCGCCGGGGGTGACCGGAATTGGGCTTCCGGTGGACATAGTAGCGTTCTCCAAAACCGCAACTTTGTCATCAATTGGCGGTCGGAGAGTAGTCGAAGGTTTGGGTAGATACCGGTCCACAACTTCCTGCCCAAACCGAGCTGCGATCCGATCCCGCAACAAATTCACTCTTCCCGCTTCGTCGAGGGCGCCAAAAACTTGCATCGTCTCATCTACCGCTAGTTGCCGCAGCCCCGGCGAGCCGAATCCAATGGAGCGAACCGGTTCAACGCTCGCAAACCGATGGATCGCTTCGGAGGGAACCCCGCGCGCCAAACAACGCCGTCTAAACTCAACCGCTTCGCGCCCCCCCGGTAGCAGTGCGTTATAGTCTCTGGAAGAAATCCTGCGGTAAACTTCTTTCAAAAGGCGTTTCCAGGGGTGGTAGAAAAGATTGACGCTCGCGCTAGATAGGACCGCCTCTCTTTGCAGCTGGGCCCTAACTTCATACGCGGTGCGGGCTTTGCCTTCGGAATTCGAAGCGTATGCTTGAAATCCCACAGTGCGATTTTGAAGATTCACACTCAAATCCCCTAGCACGGGGAGGACATTCTGGCGATAATCGGGCACCGCCTTCTCAACAATTTTTAATCCCGGCGGAAATAGCGCATACGGCCCGTAATAAGACAGGGTCAAGTCTTCCAATGCGCGGGCCCCGCTATCGCTTGGTTGAACGACCAAAGCCGATGCGAGCAACGCCCCGTCAACCATGCCACATCGAATTCGGTTCAGAAGCTGGACAAACGGGTAGATTTTAAATCCAAGCCCTCGGATGCTATGGTAAGTCCCGTTCCCGATCCCATAACAGAAGGTCACAAAACAGTTAGTAGGGGCGTCAAAACGATTTATTCTCTCAAAAAGAAATTGTTCCTCGTCGCTATCATCCTCAAAAAGAGATTCTTTCAAGAAAATTAGATGCGTTACTTTCCCTGAAAACTCTCGGACCCATTGATGGACGACATGAATTTTTTTGCTTCTTGAATTCCCATACAGAATGTCGTTGTTTTTTAGCTGCTCCTCCAACTTTTCCCAATCACTCATCTCTAAAGTTTCGTCTCGACAAGAATGGATTAACGCAAGGCGAACCATTTTGACATTCCACCCCAACTCCGCAGCCACCTTTGGGTCTTTAATGAATGCATAGAGTTCGTGAGCCATAAACTCGCGCTCCACAGTTGCCACTTCAATATCCCACTCGTTGGCCTTGGTTCCTCGTGGGATTCTAAACTCCGAAAGCCCCGCGACTTTCCATCTCCAATCTGTCTCGTCTTCAAAATAAGAAATCCCAACTCCGTGGGATACAAAGTTGTCCGCGAGCATTTGATGATTAATTTCAAATTCCTGCCACTCTTTCAAAGTATTATGAAACTCTTCGGAAACGATTTGGCTCCATTCGGCGCGCTGCTCTGCGGTTCCGTAGTCAATTTTTACTCGGGCTAAAACATCAACAGAACTTGTTAAGTCGTAATAACTCGCCAACGCCTGTTCTTTAAGAGATGCCGCATCCCCAAAATCTAAATTAGTTCTCTCCCCCTGGCCCAATTCAAGTAAATCGTTTTGATTAAAAGGGGGCGCCCCGTTGAACATGGCATCAATCAGGGCTCGATTTCGAGAAGATGCCGCATCGGAATCTTTAATTGTTTTGTATATTGCGCGGGCTGCATCGACGCTGCCGACTCGGCATTTAGGGGCCCTCCCGGTATCAGGGTTAAGTCCAAGCAACTCAAAAGGGGCGGCGTTGTTATCGTAAGAATTCATCGTGACTTATTGGTTATGACCGGTCTAAAAAGAGTAATCTCTCGGATGCCGTATGACAATCGGACTTTTTGTTTAGTGCTTTCAAATTTTAAATTTCGGTTTAAGCGATCCCGCATTCTGCGACGGATAGAAATAGGAAAATCAGTAACCGGCTTCCAGCCCTCTGACTTCCAGTGGCTTAAATCGTATACTTCAGACTCTTTTTGAATAGCTTCCCACGCGCTTTCATACAAATCTTTACGATTAAAGTGGGATTTGAGGCGTTTGATCTGGGTCATAAGTAACTAATTTAACCGCCGGCAATCTCTGACCGCCGCGCCAGTCGAGTATTGCAATTGAGGGCCGAGAAATAGAGTCTGTGACGACTTTAAAGCCGTATCGGGTTAGCAGCTGCCACGCGCCCGTTACGACAAAAAGCGCGTGTGCATCCGAGTAAAACCCCCCGCAGTGTCGATGCGCGCGTAAAAAAACTTTCGGGATGCTGTGTCCGGCGCGCGCATAATTCAATCGAGCGTTGCCCATAACAATGCTCATCGCCCCGGCTTCCAAGTAAGCGCGGCTACTCGTCGGCATATGGTGGGCTACATCAATTAGCATCCCGTTTAACTCTAAAAGAGCTTTGTCGCCACACCATTTGGCCCCGATCTCTTTGGCGATCAACTCCTCCCAATCTCCTGTGTGGCATTCAGTTCCGGCGATGCAAAAACTTTTAGCTGCCGCGCTTGCCAGGGGGGCCAAGCATTCAATTGCGGCGGCGGCATGATCGCGGTTTTTTGCCGCCACAATTTCAGTAGTCCCATGATGCCGGCCTTCGATGCAGTCTCCATTGACAATCAACGCCCAAGGAGAGTCCCCAAAATGCTCTATAGCCTTGCCGATAGCATCCAACCAGCAAGACCACAACCATTTTTGGTGCAAGTTGTTCCCAAGTCCGATGGTATTTCCGTAGCTCACTTGAAACCCGTCCGGCCACAGCCCAACCGAAGAACCGCAATGCAAATCCGAGACAACCACCGCGCCGACAATTTTATTTGAGCGTTTTTGTTTTTTTGACATTATAATATTTTAGCGGGTTATTATATTACAAGTTGTCAATAAGTCAAACTTCCCGCCAACCGGGGCGAATATCTCGATTTAATCTGCGCTTTCCATCGAGTTTCGCCGCGAGGCCCGCTGCCACTTTCTTGCGGAGTCTGGATTCCGAGCCTTTCGCGAACAACCTCCAACATCACAAACGCTGCATCGGCTATGTCAGGAGACTTGCCCGTCCTAGCTTTCATATCAGATTTAGACTCAACTAGGACTTTCATGGCGCCGCTTTTCCGGGTTTCATAATTTCGAGCGGTCATTTCTTTAGCCAGATCAACTCCGATCCCGCGTAATTGACTGTTTTGGAGAAGCTCTTTTGCGCCAAACCAAAGTTCCGTGACTCGGTTGCAATATTTGTCACTCGCCAAAGTCGAGTCGTAAGCGGACAAAGTCCTTGTCGAGGGGGCCCCTCCGAAGTGGACTCTCAAAAATTCGTTTGAGCGGCAAACAGTAGCCAAGGCATCGCAGAACGGGACGCCGCCGCCCGTCACATCGACTCCTACATGATACCAATCGATTCCTTCTGCTGACACGATTTCAGAAATTTTGCGAGCGATCTGAAAAGTTCTGGGCTCCGAATCAGTGGCGTCCTCTTCGAGGTAATAAAACTTATCGAAGCTAACTTGATCCGCGCCGTCCTTGTTGGTCCCGAAACTGCCCAAATATAAAACGCACCGATCGCCGCCGCTCACAAAAGATGGATCGATGCCCACTACGCGGGTCGGAGGGGACATCCACAGAGCGGGGCGATCCGCCATGAATCTCACAATCTCCGCCTCGGAATATATCGCCTTCGAAACTGCTTGCGGCGGCCAGAAGCCGCGATAATCGCGCCAGAACATCGGGCTGTCTTCGCCTAGCCGCTCGCGGGCTTCTTCGATTTTCTCCCACTTTTGAATTGGCCAAAGATTTTCTTTCGCGAGGTAGTTCGGATTTTTTAGCGCATCGAAGTGCAGGCAGATTCCGCCAAGTTTTGTCTCCCATCTTTCATCGTTGACCGAGACGGAGCCCCAGCCGTTTTTTGGCTCTACAAATTTTCCAAAAGGATCGTAGTAGCTAACAGGATTTGCCGCCGCGCTAATGTGGAGTTCCGCGTTGTTTGAAAGGTTCGAGATCGCGGTATCGATCAAAGCGTGCCCCAACTCTGACAACTCGTCCGCTGCAACAATGACGCGGGCCGCCTTCATGCCCCGCATTTTTCCCGTGACTTCGTTTGTCTTTTTTGCTTCGGCAGGGATCAAATAGACTCCCGCCTGCTCCATTCTCTGCTCCCCGCGAATAGCGTAGATCGCGGGCGTCGGAGTGTCCGTGAGCTTTGCCGGCGCGATCGGCTTTAGTGCGGGCCAATACCTTTGGATCGCGCCCCAGACTCGCTTCTTGGCGTCTCGTATCGAAGTTGAAGTTACCAACGACAAAGTGTGAAAAGGCGCGGCCAGCCAATTCAACAACGCCCAGACCGCCATAAAGTCCGACTTGCCGGAAGAGCCGCAGCCCGCAAACCCGACAAATTGATTGTGGCAGCACTCATGCAGCATTTCTTCGGCCCAGGGATGCCAAATGAAATTCTCGGTTTTCTTGTGCCAAAACATTTTTGCGGCCCGCTTGAAGTGTTCATCGGGGGGAGAAAAATCCGCCTTGCCTACAAGTTTTTTGGAATGCCGATACGCAAATAGTTCGATGGTCCAGTCGGCAGTTTCGGGCGGGAAAACGATTCCGTATCGCTCAATCGCCCCGCGAGGCGCATCCTTGATTTCAGAAGCAAGAGTAGGTTTGAACATAAAATCTGTCGTTGTTTTTTGTCATTGTTACACGGGTTGGAGAAACAGGCTGGAACAAGGAAAATAGGCTTTCGGCAAGCAACTGCGGTGGAATTTAGTGCGCGTTTCGGCATACCGCTTCGAATCCCGTAGGCGCTGCCAAAAATCGTTTTTTTGGCCACAGGTAAAAACATTCACTTTCAAGGGGTTGCGTGTCCAATGGGTTATTATTTTTATACTACAATATGACATTTTTTGAACGATTTGGAACAAACTTTTGTCTACAGCCCCAACATGAAAATCCAGCTTCTCACAATCGGCAGGCACAAAATGGAAGTAACCTGTGGCGGGGCGAAGGTGACAATTCGACAAGTCCGAAACGGAGCCTACAAAAATTTTAGGCTTGACTGGAAGGTTGGGGCTCGAGCGCAGCGCCGATCCATTTCCGATGCGGAGAAGGCGGTCGAGGAAGCGCGCAACATTGTCAAGAATCTTGCGAGAGCAGAAGGAGAGAAGACTCTGGTCCGAAGCGAAGATGTTGTTTACTACCGCGAATGCCAGAAGCGCCTCGGGTCTGTGCCGCTTCACGAGGCGGTCGCGTTTTATTTGAAATTCCATAATGTCGATGCGCCGAGAAAGACGCTCGCTACGATTATCGACGAATTCATTGAAGATCGCAAACGCCGGGTTCTCTCCAACCGATACTACCAGTCGATCCGATACGAAACCAAAGTGTGGAAAAATTGGGCGGGCAGCCGAACTCTCCAATCCCTAACTACAGAGGAGATCGATGCGTTTTTCGATGATTGCGGGTATGGGCCGGTCACCAAAAGAAATCTGCTGCGCACTCTCAAGGCCCTGGAAATTTTTGCGGCAAAAAAGAGATACCTCCCGCGCGATTTCGATGCCGCATCCGACCGAGTTTCGATTCCAGCGGCTCGCAAAAAAACCTACTCGGTTTTTACTCCCGAAGAATTGATGCGCTTATTCGTTGTCCTCGACAAAGACGAACTCGCGTATGTAGCGACAATGGCGTTTGCGGGTTCTCGGCGAGCGGAACTGGAAAGACTAGAGGCTCAAAAAATCGATCCATCAGAAAACTTCGCTCGCATCGATGCGGAGATTGCCAAAAAAGGGACTGCGCGAGTAATTGAGCTGCCGGACAACTTGAAGCAATGGCTACAAATCGTAGACCTGCCTTCTAAAGGCAGTTTGACAACCACTAAAAAGGTCGCCAACATTTCAAGTAGGAAAGACCGCCTCTCTTCCGTTGGATTGGAGTGGAAACAAAATGTGCTGCGGCACTCCTTTTGCTCCTACCATTTGGCCCTACATCGCAACGCCGATTTGACATCAGAACTCGCCGGAAACTCTCCTCAAATGCTCAAAGAGCATTACAAGTCTTTAGTGGCTCCGACCGCTGCGACCGATTGGTTCAACATAACCCCGCAGTCAGTGCGGGAATACGCAGCAAAAAAAGATTTGACTCGGTTATTAACTTGGTGAAAACTGAACCCGCCCAACACTCCCCCCCCCTAAAACGCAATGAAAGGATACATATGCCAAACCAACTCAAACATGGAACCCGCCGCCTCTCTTATATTGAAGAGAATGAAATTGCCAAATCCCTCGACATCTTGGCAGCAGCGAGAGGAACCAACCTGTCAGCGGTGATACGCGAAGCCACGAAACGATACTTATCTCAAGAAGACCCGAATAGAGAATTGACAAAAGTCGCCAAAGAACTCGTTACGCAACTGCCCGATGAAAGCTCTCGGCGAGCCGGACACTCTTTTGACGAAGAGACAATGGAGGCTCTCGCAAAGATCGTCAAAAGATTTAAAAAGTAATTTCCCCGCACACAAACCCAATGAAAGCAACCGATGCGCAGGCGCGGCTGCTCCCCAAAAAATAACCCTGCAACATAATAACAAACCGAAATATGCACATTAAATTGCCCTATGAATTAGAAAATCAAATCCAAGTTGCTTCAGATGTTTTAAAAATAAAACCTGCGGCATTAATTGAAATATTTGTAAAAGACGGGCTGTCGTTGTATAATGACTGCCCTGATGAGTTCCGAACAACAATCATTCCCGAAGTCAACCTCGACTCGCAACCCGAAGCTAATTCGTAGTTTTCCTTCCAGCCCGGAGCTCGAAGAGAAATTAAAACAAGCCTCGGCAAAAATTGGGCGTAGCGTAAGTTATGTTATTCGAGAGGCTATAGAAAAATTTCTCGAAAATCATAACCCCACCACCTAATGACAAAATTAACAATTGAATGCCGGTCATTCTCGGCGTTCCCAATTGGAGAAGGTCGGGTGCGATTGGAAATTAGCGAGCCAATCGCACCTAAAAAAGCGGCTTTCGGGTCAACCGAAGCCATTGAGAGATTAAGCGAAATATTCGGGCGCCCAATGCATCGCAATTCTTTAGCTTACTGGAGAAAGCAAGGGCTCCCGTTTACAAAAATCGGGGATAAAAAGATCATCTACAATGAAGATGAAATTACAAACTGGGCCCGAGGGCGCTTCACTACAACCCTACCATGAATTCAAGACAAAAAGGCAAGCGCATTGAAAGGCTCTGGCGCGACGAATTGCGAGAAGCTGGGTTTCTAAAAGCATTTCGAGGGCAACAATACTGCGGAGCTTCTGGCGATGCGGATGTTGTATGCCCCGAATTGCCGGGGTATCACTTCGAAGTCAAAGGGGTCCAAAAACTCAATCTTCGTGCCGCCATGAAGCAGGCGATCGCCGACTCTTCAAAAAGTGGGCGAAAGCCGATAGTCGCGCACAAAGTCAACGGGGAAGAATTTTTGGTCACCATGCGAGCAAGCGATTGGCTCGCGCTTGTAAAAGAGTCCAATTCTATCGCCTTTGATGGGTTTCGCGAAGACCTTCTATAAAGGCATCCACTTCAGAGATCAAGTCGCGGGGTTTAGGCTCTGCGATGACTTGTTTCGACTCCGGGTATTTAACATACGGATCGAGCTTGTAGACATAGTAAGAGTTCGGGCCCATCGGCTGCATGATCACCGAGCCGCCGCCGCTCAAATAAAAAACTTTGTCTTGGGCTACGACCGCCGCAGGGATCAACAAACACAATAATGCTGCTTTCATCACATATAATGACACTTTTTGAAATCTAATGTTCACTTTATTTCCATACCAAAAAGAGGCTGTTGAGCGCCACTTAAAAATTTTAGACTCTGTTGGGGCTTCTTTAGATGGAACCGGGTGCGGCGGAGGGAAGACTGTTATCGCATCCGCTGTGGCTGCGCGATATGGTCTACGAGTTGGCGTTGTATGCCCGAAGTCAGTCATTGCAAAATGGGGAAAAACGCTCGCGGCTTTCGGCGTTTCTCCGCTTTTTGTCTTGAACCCAGAAAAACTTCGAACCGGGGGGAGCGGCTGGGTTAAAAAAATACCGACAAACGGCCGGCCAAAATTTGAGTGGGCGGTTCCAAAAGGCACTCTCTTGATTTTTGATGAGGCCCACTGCTTCGGAGCGCACGACTCCCAGAACGGCAAACTCCTTGAGTGTGCCATAGGAATCCCAACATTGATGCTTTCGGCGACCGCAGCGGAGTCCCCGTTGCGGATGAAAAATATCGGGGGCCAATTAAGGATGTTCCACCCTCGCGGCTTCTGGACCTGGGCCCGTAAAATGGGGGCTACCGACGGGGATTGGGGCGGTTTAGCCTGGGACGCGAGCGATCCCGCAAACAAAGAACAGATGAAAAAAATCCACGATAGCATTTTTACTTCTCGGGGGCATCGAGTCCCGGAGCGGGTTTTGAGAGAGCAATTGCCGGAACTAATGACTTCGGACGAGCCGCTCTGCCTTACGAAAGATGACTTTTCCGAAATACGAGAACTCTATAAAAACATGACCGAGCCCGACGATCCGGGAGGAGTAAAAAACCTGCGTCAGCGCCAGGCCATCGAGCTTGTAAAAGTGCGCGCTTTGAGCGATCGAGCGAAAGAAGTAGTTGAAGCCGGCGGATCGGCTGTCGTTTTTTTGAACTTTCACGCGAGCATCGACGAACTTCAAAAACTAAACCCCGAGGCAGGGGTTCTCGATGGGCGCGTTAGCAGCGAAAATCGAATCGCCGCGCAGGAAAAATTTCAAAGCGGTGAATTAAAAATGATCATCGTTCAAATCGCGGCGGGCGGACAAAGCATCGATCTGCACGACACAAGCGGGAAAAACCCCCGCGTCGCGCTAATATGCCCGCAGTTTTCGGGGCTCGTAGAAGAGCAAGCTCTTGGGAGGATAGCTCGGGTCGGAGCAAAGGGGCGGGCTGTTGCGGTCAGACTTTTTGTGCCGGGGGGCGTAGAGGAGCGCGCGCTAGAGATGACTTCCCAAAAAAGAGAAAATGTAAAATTTTTGAACGAAGGAGCGGGTGAGGTTGTCTCACGGCCGATGACCCAAATAATAACCCCGCAACCCGAGCGGGAGCACAGCAAACACTCGCCTTCCTCGTTAAAGGAAAAAGCCAAATGCTGCGGGTGGAGAAATGACAACACACGCGATCAAAGTGCGGCAGACCGAGGGACTCTCGGTCACGCGGCGGTCGAAAAGGAAAACCTCGACATTGTTCCATCCGACGATCCAAAGCTCCGCGAAGCCGTGGAACTTTGCTTAAAGTATCTGGCTAAACTTCGCGGGCGCATCCTTTCCAATTTTGAGGAAATTCGCGAACGACGATACCAGGTGCTCGATCAATTCGGGCACATCGACCACATCATTTTGCATGGCGACTCCGCAGAGTTGGTGGACTACAAATTTGCTTGGGGCAAATACACAGCGGATAGCCCGCAGTTTTGGGCTTACGCTATTGGAATTTTCGACGCGCACCCCCAAGTCGCCACCATAAATGTCCATGTGCTCCTTCCCTTTCAAGGCGTAATCGACTTGGAGACTTGGACCCGCGATGACTACGATCGCTTGGCGGGCAAAGTGTCCGCGATAATCGCGGCTGCGGAACGCGATCGTGTGGAAGATTACGCGACCGGAGCGCACTGTAGCTGGTGCTTGCGGCGAGCGGAATGCCCGAAACTTCGAGAAATCGCCTTGTCTATCGCGAAGGAATACAAGCCAGAGGAACTTACAATCCCCGCGCATTATGACCCCGCGCTGATAACCGATCCAGAGAAAATGTCTCTGGCAAAGAGACTCTCTCCGATTATGAAATCCTGGGCTGAAAAAGTCGAACGCCGCGCCTTGGAAATGCGGCGTGATGAGGGCATTGAAATACCGGGGTTTGAACTCGCGGAGAAAAACGCGCCATTCAAGATTACAAATGCTCAATCGGCGTGGGAAGTTGTAAAAGACAGAATTACGCCCGAAGCATTTGCTGCTTGCGCGGACATTTCGATCGGCGATCTCGAAAAAGCGATTGCTCGGACGGCGGAGCGGGGGCAAATGGCAAAAGCCAAAGCGGCTCTCCGAGATGCTCTCATAGACGCGGATGCCGCGAAGGTCGAAGGCAAGGTTCAATACCTAAAAAAAATCTCTTAATATGATTCAATACGAACTACCTAGCATAAATAGCAATACTGAAGTCACATTTACACAAGACCAGCCGAGCATTCTGATTGTAGACAACTTCTATAAAGAGCCCGACAAAATTAGAGAACACGCATTACAGCAACCATATAGGGAAGACTTAAAATTCTATAAAGGTTTAAGGTCCCATGACACTCTCCTATTGCCGTATGTCAAAGAAGAGTTTGAGCGGCTGCTCGGCGTTCAAATAGTTGACTGGCTTCAGCAGAGCGCCAATGGAATTTTTCAAAAAACTTCCAAAGCCGATCCATTAGTATTTCACACAGACAACCAGGATTTTGCGGGGGCGGTGTATTTAACCCCCGATCTTCCCCCTTCTATGGGGACTTCGATGTGGAGGCACAAGATGTCGGGCTGCCGAAGACAGCCGGGGCACCCACTCGAAACGGAGTCTCCTACAGAGGAGATTTTCACCAAAGAATCTTTGGTTTCTCCCTCGTATTGGGAACTTGTTGATAAAATCGGGGCTGTCTACAATAGACTCGTGCTATGGGATGCCAAGCTAATCCACTCCGCGAGCGAGTATTCCACCCAGACTGAAAGGCTCGTCCAGCTATTCTTCTTTAATATCGCGCATTAAAATCTTGCGAGCCGTCGGGGTTATTAACCCCGTAACCCGCCCGCGCCGAGCGGCACTCGGCAAACTAACTACTAAACTAAACTAAACTAAACTAAATATGGCTAAAGTATCGTTCGAAGAAATCGAAACAAAACAACCCGAAAAACAACTCGCAATCAGGGAGACGGCAATCGTAGTTGCCGCGCCCGTTATATCCGACCCCGATAAAGGGCTTATCGGAGAATGGACTTCAGAAGACTTGCGGCTGCCGCGCCTCAATCTCGTCAACAAAAGCGGCGAACTCGCCGACAATTTCACCCCCGGCACTTGGGTTGTGAACCGCGAGCACGCAATTACGACCGTTAACAGCGAAAATAAAAATGTTGGGAACGCTCTCACAGTCATTGCGGCGACACTTTCAAAGCAATATCAGGAGAACACCGAGTTCGATCCCTCTACTCCGCGCAAAATGGCGAACACCGCGCAGGAAGTTCGGGAGCTCGGAGGGCGCGTCAGCCGAGAAAAAGGGGACGGGAATTTTAGCGAACTTGCTCACATTGAGCTTTTCGTCGAAAGCCCGGAGAACCTGTCCGAGGAAGCAGCGGGTCTGTTCTTCTACGAGTTCGGGGGAAAGAAATACGGCCGGTTTGTATACACCGCAAGCGGAGGCGCGTTTAGCGCGGTTGCGGTTACTATGGCGAGCGCCTTGAAAACTTATTTGATGGAATCGGGATTGATCGGCGGAAGCTGGTCGCTAGGCTCCACACTCGTCAAGGACTCTAAAAATAGCTGGTGGAAGCCGACGCTTCGCTCCGCAGCCCGCATTGAGCCGAGTGTAATCCAGCAAATCAAAGGAGTTCTCTAAAACAAGTTTCCTCGGCGGCGGCGCGGTTTCCTTTCGCCGTGGTAGCGGGAGTATGGGTTCCCCGCTGCCCTTGGTCGCCGCCGAGGATTTTTTTCCTGTGACACACACAGTCGCCATCGATTTCGAAGCGTATTACGACAAGCACACTTCTGTCGTCACTTTGGGGGCCTACAAATACGCCAGGGCGACTGATATTTATTTAGTGGCTATGTGCAGCGGCGAATGGTCATTCGTCGGGCATCCTAAAACCGCCCCGTGGGATCGTGTAAACGGGCGCGATTGGATCATGCACAACGCGGGCTTCGATCTCACGCTTTTCAATTGCCTCGTAGAAACGGGGGCCATCCCCGGAGTCTCGCCCGCGCGAATTTTCGATACCGCCGATCTCGCGGCTTATTTGGGATACCCCCGCTCACTTAAAGAGGCTTCCAAGCACCTTCTCGGGGTTGAGGTAAAAAAGACGACTCGCGATCAAATGAACGGCAAAAAGTGGGAGGAGATGACGGATGACTTCAAACGCGAAGTTTGCGAATACGCTTTCTTGGACACAAAGAACACTCTGAATTTGTGGCAAAAGCACGGGGGGAAGTGGCCGGGGTTTGAAAGATCAATTTCCCAAATGACGCGGGAAATGGGGATGCGCGGCGTTCCCGTGAATTGGGATCGGCTAAAAGAGTCCCAGAAAAAACTTCAAGAAGAGTGCGAGGTGGCCTTGCAAAAGCTGCCGTGGATCGGAGGAGACTTACCGCCTCTTTCGCTACAAGCAATCCGCAACCAATGTGAAGTTGAGGGGATTTGGGCGCCTGCGTCTTTTGCGGAGAAAGACCCGGAGGGGCTTCGGTGGGAGGAGGAATTTTCGGGCGTGTATCCTTGGGTGACCGCTGTGCGCGACTTTAGGAAAGCCAACAAGCACCTAAAGACAGTGAATACCATGCTTACAAGGACAATTGAGTCGGGAGGCGAGATTGCGCGAATGCCGTATGAATTACGATATTTCGGGGCCGCTACAGGGCGGGATAGCGGAGGGGGAGGGTGGAACTGTCAAAACATCCCGAGAGGCACTGTTGCCGGCGTGGATTTGAGGAGCCTCATTGAGGCCCCGGAGGGCAAGACTTTGATCATTGCCGATCTCGCGCAAATTGAAGCCCGGTGCATTTGCTACCTCGCCAAAGACACCGACTCGCTAAAGCTAATGGAAGGTGGCGCGGATGTTTATGAAGCCCACGCCCGCGCGACGATGGGGTATGATGACCCGCGCTCTCTCAAAGATGTCGATCCAAAGATGCGTCAACTCGCAAAGGCGAGGGTTCTCGGGCTCGGCTACGGGTGCGGCCCCGCGAAGTTCAAGCTCGTAGCCAAACTCATGGCAGGGCTCGAAATTAGCGATGAAGAGTCCGAAAAGATTGTGCGGGATTACCGCAGACAGAACCCGAAAATTATAAACCTTTGGAGGTTTTTGGAGGGTGCGTTGAAGGATAGCCTCGTCGATCGTCTATTAGAAATAACCTTACCAAGTAGTAGAACGCTACGATATTACGATGTGGTTAGGGACGGGGGCTTTAGTGGGCTCCTTCCGAAGGACGGCAAGATGATGCGCTGCAAACTTTACGGGGGGCTGCTAACAGAAAACCTCACGCAAGGCTTTGCTCGGGATGTTTTTATGGATCGCTGCTACGAACTTGAGTCGCAGGGATTTGAGATAATTTTGCGGGTGCATGACGAAGTCGTTGTGCTGGTCGATGAGCAGGAGGCCGCCGCAAAGAAAGAACAGCTGCTCTCAATCATGGGCAATCCCCCGTCGTGGTGTCGGGGGCTACCGCTTGGGGCGGATGCCCACATCTCAAAAATCTATAGGAAGGCATAAATGTGGATATTACCGAAAAACCTGCTTGGAAACCCGAACTCTCGCACATCAGCCTGTGCTTCGGATACGGGGGAATTGACCTCGGACTTGATAGAGTCTTTGGAAGGCTATTACGACTCGCCGCTGTATGCGAGATCGAGTCCTTTAGCTTGGAAAATGCTCTTGCGAAAATGGAAGGCGGGCTCCTTCCTGCGGCTCCGATCTGGACTGATCTACGCACATTCCCTTGGGAGGAATTTCAAGGCGTCAGTTTGGTTTCGGGAGGCTTTCCATGTCAGCCCTTTTCAGCCGCTGGCCGTAGAGCAGCCGATGCCGATGGACGACACCTCTTCCCCGCCATCCTTGATGGAATCAAGCGTTGCGGACCTTCCCTTGTTTTCTTGGAAAATGTCGAGGGCATTGTCAGTGCAAAGCTCGCAGGCGACGGCTGGAACGATCCGCCGGGGACTCCAGTTTTGCTCCATGTCCTTCGAGAATTGGAAAGAGTGGGTTACCGCGCGACGGCAGGCATTTTTAGCGCGAGCGAGGTCGGGGCCCCCCACCAGAGGAAACGAATTTTTATCTTGGCCCACCGCGACGAGCCAGGATGGGAAACAAGGTGGGATAACGCCCTCGCAAGAAATAGAGGGGGCGGGGCACACTGGTCTGCTGCATATTGCGGCGATCAAGGAGGAGAGAAATTGGCCGACAGTTGCAGCGCGGGATTACAAAGGCGAGAGCGGTGCGGGCAGGCAGGAGCGCAAGGGGAACCCCCCGGACACGCTGCCCAATGCAGTGGCGAACTGGCCGACCGCGAGAAGCACGGACTCCAACTCCCCCTCAATGCAGAGAGTCAAGGTGGGCCCGAACGGGGGCAAGGGGTATCAACTTCGGGAGGCGGTGGCCAAGGAGGGGAACTGGCTAACGCCGCAGGAGGACGACTCAAGCAATGTGAACCCGAAGGACAGCCGCAGGGAGACGCTCGTGTCCCAGGTCAACAAGAACTTGAATTGGCCGACCCCGGAAGCCTCCATCATGGAGATTTGGGGGGAGAAGGATCAAGTCTATTGGACGGGGCAACTCCCTCGGAGAATAGTTCAGTCGGGGCATTCGGCATCGTTGGGGTTGGCGAGACTTGTTCAAGTGCCTGGTTTTGGCCATCCCGCCCCGGATTCGCGCAATTCTGGTGGGAGCCGCCGCGAGTGGTTGACTCCGAAAACGGGGGATGGCCAGCCAACCATACACCACCCGGAGCGGAAAGATGGGGGGCAGCCGAACCTTGCGTGGCAGATGGAGAAGCAATGGGCAACTCCGCGCTCGGGGGAGACGACGGAGGAAAACCCCGAGGTATGGAAGAAGCGGCAGGAGAAGGGCGATGTGGCGACGATGCCTTTGGCAACACAAGTCAAAGTGGATTGGAGGACGCCCCAAGCGCAGGAAGCGGGTGCGAAAGTGGAAACCCTCTACACCAAGGATGGCCAACCTGCGCGGCCGGGGGAGCGGGCATACCGAAAAACCCCGACCGGGGAGATGGTGCTGCAATCGCAGACAATCAATCAACAGGTGGAGATGGTCGGGAAAACTCCGAAATCGCGGCTCTCGCCTCGCTGGGTAGAGACATTGATGGGGCTCCCGCTGGGGTGGGCGTCTCCGAACTGCCCCGCCTCCGTCACGAGGAATTGGTTGAGATTCATCAATGGATGGTTCTGAACACAAATCGAAACGATGAATTGAGACTTCTCGGAAACGGAGTGGTTGCACAAACTTGCGAAGTTGCGTTCCGAACCCTGTTCAATGAGTTGTTGACCTCTAATAATAACCCCATAACCTAAATCATGGCTCCCGCACCTGAAGAAGTATCGATGCCCCGGTGTCCCGAGTCGGGGCAGGGCTGCCATATCTGGCTCTACAAAGTAGTCAAGCTATGGGTCAAAGCCGGCAACGAAGACGAGTTCATAGAAAAGTGGGCGGCCCATTGGATGAGCCGACCGGAAACGCCGGGGGAAATCAAAAGCACCATAAGGAAGGCGCGGTATGAGGAATATAACAATGTCGTTCCGCCGAGGGGCTTTAGCCGAAACCGACCCCTTAATGGCAAGCTAATAGAAACCCTCTCCGCCGAGCCGACCGAAATCGGGGAGTTCCTCGGGAGGAGCCCAGTTGATTGCCGCACTATCAGTGCCGGCGGGGTTCTCCGAACTCTGTTTGCACATGACGAGCGGACAATCATTTTCACCGAAGAGAGAAGCCAAGGGCAACTTATATGGCATCACGGGGTCCCCGATCTCGCGATCGGAAAAGCAATTTTAGGAAATCAGCACGGGGCTTGGTTTCTCATCAACCCCGTATCAGGGAAGTTCGAGAAAATTGAGCGGCTTGGGAGATTCTCTCGGAGGAGCGAAGAGAACACGACCAGCTACCGACACATTCTCATCGAGAGCGATGCGATCAAACTTGAGAGCTGGCTTTCGATCCTCAAAACCCTCCCTCTGCCAATCGTTTCGGTAACGCTCTCTGGAAACGAGTCCGCACACGCGCTCGTTCGAGTGAACAGCAAATCGCGGGATCATTGGGTAAAAGCGGCGGAAGCCATTGCTGACATGGTTGTTCCGCTCGGAGCCTGCCCCGGCGCGCTTACCGCCGTCCGCCTCTCCCGACTCCCGAAAGTTGTCCGCGCCGACACCGAACAGGAACAAAAACTTATATGGCTGAACCCGAACCCATCAACGACTCCAATCCAGAAATTCTTCAAGACCCGATAGAAGTGAATGCCGCATCGCCGGACTTTTCGACCCCGGTCAATTTAGAGCAATTAAGGGAGGCTGCCGCGGCCGCGTTCCCGGAACGAGACATCGATCCGATGCTCGTAGATGACCTCTATTACGATGGGCGAAATGTCTTCATGCGCGGGGGAGACGGAGTCTGGAGATACGAGGCGGCATCGTTTGCAACCGCGACCCTAAAGGAAAGGGGTTTCTCCGAGAAAGTTCCCAAGGGGGCCTCGGCGTCGCCGATGGATCGGGTGAAGTCGTTCATTCGGACACACCGAAGGGTGGATGGAGCAGGTCCCGCTCTCTACCACCCCCGCCCCATATGGGAACACGGGGGTAAGAAGTTTCTGAACATCGCAACCGCCAAACTCTGGCCCGCCGCCCCGGCAGCGCAGGCGTGGGGGGTTTTATTCCCAAGATACGCGAAGGTCTTGGACAATGTTTTTGCGACTCAAGAATACCTCCACTACCTCTTGGCGTGGCTAAAGAGATTCTATGAGAGTGCCGAAAACGGCAAACCCCTTCTCGGGCAAACCATGGTCCTCTGCGGACCGGTGCAATGCTACAAATCCTTCACAATTGAGCGGCTCCTAACCCCGGCAATGGGGGGCTACGCGGACCTGTCCTCAATGGCGGCGGGGGAGAACAATGGATTCAACGCGGAGGTGTTCTCATCGCCGCTCGCCATTGTGGATGACTCCAAAGGGCTTGCCAACGAAACGCAACGCACAAGGTATTCCGCGACGATTAAAAAGCTGGCGGCTCACGCCAAGCATACCTACCACGAAAAATTCCTAACCCCGACTGTGGTGGAATGGGCGGGGCGAGTGGTGATCGCCACAAACGACGACCCCGTCTCGATCCAAGTCATCCCGCAGCGCGATCTATCCAACGAGGACAAGATGATCATCCTTGCGATGAAGCGGTGGGAGGGGGCCCCCGCCCCGGAGGAATTTATCGGGCTCGAACAAGAAGAGCTTTCGCACTTTTTGGCGTGGCTCAAATCGTGGACCGTGCCGGACGAAGTGCAGGACAAGAAATCTCGGTATGGCATCAAGAGCTTCGTGTCCCCGGAGATACGCGAGTTGAATGATGCTTCTTCATCGGGGGCGCAACTCTTGTCCGTGCTCGACACATGGTGGAAACGCCGAGCCTCTGAAGTTCAAAAAGTGGCTTGGGAGGGGACTGCTGTCGATCTGCACCAGTCTTTGCATGATGTGTTCGACAACTCTTCCCTCACAAGGGAGTGGTCCGTCAGGAACATCGGGCAACAATTGGCGCAACTTTCAAACCGCCCAGGCACTGGCATCTCACTCGTTAGGAAGAGAAGCGGCCCCAAGAAAATTCATCGGTATAAAATCGAGCCTTTGTTATGAAATGTCCGAAGTGCCATAACTATACAATTGTTGCAGATACAAGAAAGGTGAGTGGGGGTCGCGAGCGAAAGCGCCGCTGTAGTAATGGACACATCACTTACACGAAAGAAGTGATTGTCGAAAAATGGGACTACATCGACAGGCGCTCGGGCAGATATCGGCGCAAGCCGCTGACAAAAACGCCAAAGAAAAAAGAGGTAAAACCTAAAAAACCGGCCGCCCCGAAGAAGATTAAAACGCCCGAGAGACCGCAGGAAGCGCGCAAATGGACGGGGTTGAAAATAACCGACGAAACTCCAATGTGGGTTAAAAAACTATGGGATAGAACACTATGAAAGACAACACACAAAATAAAGTTAGAAATTGGATTATTATAGCCGTGATCGCGGTAGTCTACATTGCGGTGGCGGTGATGGTGGCTGTTGAAAGAAACGAGCCGAATTTTCAACTGTGTCCCCTATGTGGGGAGGAGGGCGCAGCTTGGGACTTGGTGGAAAAACTCCAAAAAGAGAAGGAATCGGGTCGTGATTGAATCGCACAATTCGAAGACGGACGCGGCTATCGCCGAAATGAAAAAATGGAGGCGTCCGTTTTTATCGGAGACAAGTGAAGGAGTTACCTACGACAGTCCCCTCGTCGATCTTTGCCGCCGCCTGGAACGCGAGCTCAACGAGGCGCGGAGAGAGTGCAGCAGGCAAGCCCGCTTACTGAGCATGAGCGCGAAAAGGGAAGCCGATCTGCTCGACAGACTCAACGACATTCTCAACCGGCCGCCGTTGATATGAGCTGGGATGAATATGCCATGTCCATCGCGGAGGCGGTTGCGAAAAAGAGCAAAGACCCGTGGCAAAAAGTAGGTGCGGTCATTCTAAGAAATGACAACTCGGTAGCCTCTGTCGGGTATAACGGATTCCCGCAAGGAGTTGCCGAAAGCTGGCGATCCCGCGCAAAAAGAAGGCTGTTCGTCATCCACGCGGAACAAAACGCCCTGAGATATACCAAACCAGGGGAGGGAGTTGCACTCTACTCAACACTCCTCCCGTGCAACGACTGCCTGAAGAGCATCGCCGCCCACCAAATAAAGAGAGTCGTCTACAAGGAAACATACCGAAAGGACTGCTCCTCTTTGGAGGTGGCAACCCTACTGGGCATAGAGTTGATACAAATGCCCTTACCCAAAAAGAGGCGCACACTTACCGCAACAAAATAAAAACCAATGCAAAACGACAAACCTAAGACAGTAAGAATGGAAGAACAGTCGAAAATCGACTGGCTTTACGCCAGCGGAAAAATCGATCGCGACGAGTGGAGTCGCCGATTTGATGAATTGTCTTCGACGCGGTGGACTGCTTCGGGGCCGGTTTCAACGCCACACCCGGAACAACCTCCCTACAAAAAATAACCACGAAGAAAATAACTATGAAGAAAATAACTAGAGACGACAAACTAATACTGGACCAGTTCAACGGAGTGTCCGATCTCGTGTTCTGGAGCTTTAGATACTTCCTTGGGCGCAGAACCGCAGCGACCCCCGACTTCGCTAGACGGTTGGCTAAAATATACCCTATTTTGGACGGCCATTCAAAGGCCGCGATCAGGCGCGAGTTGGAGGAGGCGTATCGAGAGGCTGAAAGAATCCCTGGAAGTAAACCTTTAGGCGATCCTTGCGATCGACAAGCGTGGGATAAAGTTCGAAAAGCCTATCAAATCGAGCCGGGGGGCTTTGAGTTATAAGCTCACCCCCCAATTATAACAAGTTTATCCGAGTTTAGGCTAAACTCACTATAGTTTCCAGATTGGCGTTTTTCCCGCAAATCTGCCAACTATAGTTGCACACATCGCAGGACATCCTACAAAAAGTCCTACCTCTTGAAACGCCATTCGCGAATCACGAATCGCGCCAGTGGATTTGTGCTCAAGTGTCGAAATCCGACAGTTGCCCCCCGATTTCAGTCAGCAACCCCCTCTACATCGACAATACGAACCCGAAAACGGCGAGTTAGGGTATAAACCGGCATAAATTAGTATAAACCGGCATAAATCGGGTATAAATCGGAGAGGGCGCAAGTAAACTAACGGGCGAGTTAATTATTGGCGCCCGCGTCATCCCTGCCCGCAGGAACTGCCCGAGAGGAACTAGCATTCTGCGGAACTGGCGTTTTCGGGGCAATTCCCCCATGTTAAACAAATGACGCTGAATATTTTACTTTTAAACGGGAACTTGGGAACTGGGAATTCGGGGAATCGCTTGTGTCCGGTATTGTGCGCTACTCCTATATATATATTTTTTCTATTGAAGAAAGGAACACAGGGGGAAGTTCCCAAGTTCCCTTCAAGGGTTTAGTGACTCCAATTCATGTGTTTAGTTTGTGGGAACTTGTATGGGAACTTATAAAACAGGGAAGTTCCCGTCGCAGCAATAAAAAAGCCGCATTGAGGACGGCTGCGCGCTGCCTTTTCAGGTATCGGGTTTCCAAGGTTTACGCCCCGCGTTGGGACTCGGCTCCCCGGGTCGCGCCCGGTTCTGTAGACCGCCTCCCGACCTCGATGTGCTCCATACGGAGTCATCTGGTAATCCTACCTGCTCAATGCGGAAATTTTAATGCCCAGCAACACCGGTCAATCTTCGGTAAATTCATCTTGCGACCAGATCGGTCTTCCGTTGGGCATTAGTAGGGGGAAGTGTTTGGTGCAACTCCTAACCCGCTGGCGCAACTCTTTGATTGTTTTAGGGCGCTTCTTAGGGTCGAGCAACTCGTAGAGTAGAGTTCTCGTTTTCCTCAAGGCCCAGTATTGCTCGTATCGAAGACTCATGTGCTACTTGCTTTAGCGGGGGAGGGAGTCGAACCCTCAAAAGTCTGCTTATGAGACAGACCGGAGAGCCGTCTCCTCCCCGCAGCGAATTATAATAACCTACTTCAATGTCGTGCTCAATCCTTTTTTGATTTGCTCATCTATCGACTTGGAAGTTGTGTGCCAGGCCCCACACCTGGGGCAGCGATACACCCATTGATTGCGACCCTCCCGCAGCCAGAAACTGGCGCAAAACTTTCTAGCGGATTCCAGAGTTTTATACGCCCTCTTAAAGCACTTCCGGTATGGACGCCTTCCTTCAGCGGAGCCAAGCCATAGAGTCATTCGTTATTAACCCCCAAAAAAGGAAAAAAAATTTGTAATGCATGATATTATAATTCTGGCTGGTCAGGTTGTTGGTGGGAGGGGACAGTAGTGGATGGGGTGGTAGGGCTTACAGATTCAAAACCCGTAGTTTTACCCTCACAAACCGAGTTTGTCACCTGTTTGTTCCAAATCTCCTTGGTTCGGTTGTTTTTCGTAAACTATTCCCGGCGTTGACATTCCATCAATATCCGAGAGGATCGCAATGTTCACAGCATTTTTGTTGCTATCCTCTTTATCCAAGCCACTTGCCCGCCTTGCCATGTCCGCTCCCACTTTGATCTTGTCTACTTTCGCAAGTAGTTGATCTTCATTCATTTGTTCGGCATATGTCAATATCTTGGAAGCTATCGCAAACTCTTGATTCCTAACCTTTTCCCTACGATCTGACCATAGTTCTTGAGCTATTCCCGCACTTTCCTTGTTCACGCTTCTAATCGTTGCGTTTCTGTGCCTTACGGGGATTTTACTCCACCCTTCGCGATTCGCCCTTGCCTTTATCGTGCCTTCCTTCACTCCGAATTTTTCCCCCAATTCCCTATAGGTTGCCCCATCCAAGTAGAGTGAACGAATAGCTTGCCAATCCGCCGCAATTTCGAGTCTTCCCATGATGAAAAAATAATAACCGCAAAACCTATTTTCACAAGGGAAACAGGCAAGGCGGACACTTTATTTTTGGAAGCGGGAATCATGCCCGCCGACAACAAAACAAAAATGCAGGTATCCGTTCAACGGATTTAGAAAGTAAACAACAATGAAAAAGACAGCACAAACCAACGCAATCGCAATCGCCACTTCTCTCTTCGAGACAAAGGAAGCATACGGAATCGCCGTTCCGAATCTTCAATTCACCCCGAAGAAGAGCAAAGGCATTTCCAAGGCGGAAATGAGGATTGCCGATCGCATCGCGATGAACGAAAACATCCTTCAAGCGGCATACGAAGAGATCGGCGTGATCAAGGCGGAAGCCGTTAAGGCGATTGAACAGGGCGCAAAGATTGAGAACATCCAGAAAGCCTTGGAAGATGCGGGCTTCACGCCACAACGGATTAGCGATCTGTTCCTCAAATACGGATTGCGCCGTAAGGAGAAGGACTCCTCCGCCAAAAGCAAGGCGGCACAGAAACACGCCGAATCACTTGTTGCACAGGTGAAGAAAGGCAAGGGGATCACCCTCCCGAATATGTCCAAGGACATGGCAATCGCCGTTCTCCATCGCGCTCTCAAGCAACTCCGCGCCGATAACGCCGCGAGCCGCAAGTAATCCGTTGAACGGATAAAAACCAAGTGATGCGTGAGGCGTCCTACCCGCTTCGCGCACCACGCCACTTCAATCCATATCACAATCGAATCCGTTAAACGGATAACTTCATATGACTACTACGACAGAACTACGGGCAGCTTTAAGAAACGCCTCCCAAACTCTCAACGCGGTCGCTCGAATTGTTACGACAATTGAGCTTTGTAGGGATGGAATTTGGGAGGAACACAAGCCCGCATTGGATTCCATCCTTCGGGATTTCGATAAGATCAAAGCCTTCGATGGGCTTCTTGCGCCTTCCACAAAAGAAGAGATTCAAGAGAGGGTTTGCGATCCCAAACTCATCGATGAGGAGGAAGGCTCCCGCGCCGCAAGGGCGATCTTTGACACTATGAGTGAAGAGGAGAAGTTCGACTTCGCGTTTAATAATGGATCGTCGCTCCCCTCGGCTCTCCGTGCGCTTCAGAAGATGTGCTACAACCACCACAACATTTATTGATTATCCGTTGAACGGATTCGTTCCCCCCGGAACATAACCCGAAACAAAAAACGAAAGGAAAAAGACAAATGAAAAACCCACAGAAAATCCGCCACCTCCATGTGGTGATCACAAACAGGCTCAATGAGGACTTGAGCCGCGAAGCAATGCTCGGCTACAAGTTCGAGGGCGATCCCCGCAATTGGCGCGGGCGCGGCGAGGTTGTCAATCTACTTGACACGCCCGCTCCGCGAACCCCGCAGCCCGCCGCATTGACACACAATCCGTTTGCTCTTGCGCTTGCGGATTTCGACAGATAATAACCTTGCAACCCCGTATGAAAAAGAAACTCAATCTTGAGGAGGAGAAGGAGAAGTTCTTCGTCCTCCTGTTCATCCTCTCGGTGCTCATCACGCTCAATGTGGTGCTCATCACCAATTGGATTTGCGATATCCGTTGAACGGATTCGTTCCCCCCGGAACACCAACCCAAACAAGAAAGGAAATAACCCATGTTTAAAATAAACTTGCCCAATTTTTGGGCGCAAGTCGAACCCTCCGATCGGCTCGGTTGGGTTCTTGTGTATGGAACTCATTCCGCCCCGAACAAAGGGCGGAAGGAATACTACCGAACCATGTCGGAAGCCCTCGTTCGCATCGGCGGAATCCAAGCCGCCCATGAGAGCGAGTGGTCGCCAACCCGAATCCAGGTTGTCGGTATCCGTTGAACGGATTTGTTCCCTCCAGAACATAACCCAGCAAAAAAGAAAGGAAAAATAACCATGATCCAATTAGAGAAAACCCCTGTCCAAACCCGACAGGAATGCCAGAAGGCAGATATAGAGGCGCTACTCCAAAAATACTTCACCCAAAAGTGGGTGGCGGATGATCCCCGAGGGGAGCAATACGGAACCATCGAAGCGAAGATGGTTCACACCGGGTTCAGCGGCGTGGAATGTGGCGTGAAGCTGTCCCTGCTTGAACCCGATGGGGGGACGAAGTTCACACTTAAACTCTCCGCTTGGGAGTTCAAGAAATGGCTCACCAACTCAAACGATGCGCCATGCCGCGTGAAATTGGGATGAGCGATCAAACATTGGCGAGTCTTCGGGTTCAATCCGAGGATGACGCGGTTGCTTACCTGTATTGGCTTGCGGAGCGCCAAAGGCAGTATCACTTGGACGACGATCCGAGAGACATCGTTTGGGAGGGCTCCCCTTTGAGTGAGGAGGCTACCTCCCACATGGCGCGGCTCCATGAGGAGCTATGGGCGGCGTGTAACCCTTGGGAGTTGTTCGATAAGCACCCCGATCTATGGAATCGATACATCTCAACATGAGTGCATACCCATCGTGGACTTGTGATCCGTGCGGCGTGAAGCATGGAACGGGCTTCCGCCGCGCGGTTTCCTGTTGGCACTACGGGAAGTGTGGTGTCTGTGGAAAAAACGCCAATGTGACGGAACCCCGAGATTTCGGGCACTTCCCGAATTGGTTCAACCAGAAAGGAGGAAAACATGGAAAGGCTACCCGAATCCGTTCAACGGATTCCCTTGCGGGATCGCGGCGCGCTTCGTGACCCGCTAGCCGCGTTGTGGGCTGCGGACAAGAACGGATGGTGTTGCATGACCGATGGATCGTGCGACGACTTGTCCGATGCGGAGGCGCAAGCCGCAATCCGCTCCGCCCTCGACTACATCGCGCGGGAGCATGGAGAAGTAGAATCCTATCATCTATCATAACCGCGCCACCACATATCCGTTCAACGGATTCAACCCCTTGTTCCCCCAAGAACATCAACCCAAAAAAGAAAGGAAATAACCTATGTCAGCAAAAACCTACGTCCTTCGTGGAGGAACTTATCCCAAAGACTCCATCGAAGTTGATACTGAAGCAGGAACCTTCTACCGCTCCGGCGGCGGCTTTGTCCGCCACATCGCGGACTTGAAGCGTTTCAACGAGGACTTCCGTCCCGCGACGGAAGAAGAACTCAACTACAACCCGCCCCACCGCAAGGGCCGCTTCTCCATCGAGATGATGGACGAAGACGATCCGTTCTTTTGCGCGGATGGCTACACGATGGGCTTTCTCTGGAACGGATGGGCGATGCCCGTCTTCGACAAGGAGAACGCGGAGAAGATCCTCAAGGCGACCGATGCCAAATACCGCTACGACGAAGCCACGGACACTTTCTCGTGGGTCGTTCTCGACGGCGAGGAGGAAGACTCGACGCAAGGTAGCATCATCCACGTCGATGGTGTGCCGGTGAAGGTCTACTCCATCGGCGCAGGGTCGTGGACTTGGGACGAGGTGAGCGAGATTGAACTGCTCTACGAATCCCCAGAAGAGAACCCGAATCAACTGCAACTCGCCTTATCCGTTTAACGGATAACAACCTATGAAACTCGACGACAACGACATCGCTGAAGCGATTCTCCCGCTCTTTGCAGTGCTTGGAGTGATTTTCGTGACCAGCCTTTTAGGGCTGGCCGCCGCAATTCTTGAGGCAATCCTCGCCGCTATCCGTTGAACGGATAACAACCCTTTGTTCCCCCTCGGAACATAAACCAAAACAAAAACGAAAGGAAAAATACATATGTGCAAACTTATGGCCTGGACATCGTCCAACCAACTGCCCCTGAACAAACCCGCAGCCAACCGCGCTCTTTGTGCGGCGGCTAAAGTAATAACCCCGACCCAGCAGGATGGGTTCGGATTCGCGCAACCCGGCGCATCCGCTCTCCACGCCCGCTTCGTGGAGCCCAATGACTTCAAGGGCATGGAGGAGCTCCCGCTTCTCCGCCGCCTTTCCCGTGGGGGCTTCGATGCGTTCCGCGCGGCGTCCCACGCCGAGCAGACAGGGCGTTACTCGAAGAACAAACCGCTCATCGCACACGGCAGGACTGCCACTTGCGGCATCGATCTGCACAACACGCATCCATTCCGGCACAAGGGATGGACGCTCGCCCACAACGGCGTCGTGAGTTGGAACGGGGCGCAGACCGATGAGCACAAGTCCGCGACTTGTGACTCTCAACATCTCTTATACTGCTTCACGGATCACAACTCCGTCGAGCAGCAGAAGGAGGCACTCGAAAACATCTCGGGCTACGCCGCGTTTCTCGCCGCCGCCCCGGATGGGCGCCTCATCGTTGCCGTGGATGACACCGCTTCGCTATACGGCGCGGTGACCACCAAGGGGCGGTGGGTGTTCGGCACAACCGAGCATATTGTGGAAGCCGTGGGGGAGGCTTGGCGCTGCAAGAACTTCATTGCTTACAAGCTCGATGCTTGGACTTGGTTGGAGTTCAAGCCGCGCGGCGGTGACCCCGATGTCTCGGTGTGGACACACCGCGCAACAACCGCAAAGCAGGCAAGCTACGCCCAGCGTTCGCTCGGCTACAAGATCAACCACAATGGTGGGGGCTGCTCGGACAGCTTTCGCTCTTACGGCGGGCGCAAGTGGCATTCCAGTCCGATGACCCAGGCGGAGTTCGATGACGATTGGGACGGCGCCTCTCTCGAAACAACCTCCGCGCAAACCGCCGAGTCGTTTCCCGACTACGATCCCGCAGCCAAGTCACACTCCGGCCTCATCATTGATTAATCCGTTCAACGGATTTCAACCCTTCGTTCCCCTCGGAACATAAACCCAAACCAAACGAAAGGAAAATAACCTATGTCAGTATTACAAAACAAATCATTGATCGAAGTTGTCAACCAACCCATACCCGGCGTGAGCGATCGGTTCAAAATCTGTTATTGGGAAGTGCAGCAGGTTTTGAGCAAGAACCATGTCAACCCTGACGAGATCGATCTTTTTGCGATTCCGTATTACAGAGGTCTTGAGCGCGAGGAGCGGGCGATCATCGGCAAAGCCGTCAAGCGCCACCGCGCGCGTTGGGACACCCAAGAGCCGAGCAAAATCAAAAGCAGAACGGCCTTGGCCCGCTTGGTGGTTTCGGCGGCGCGCGGACGGCGATACGCAAGCCACTTCATGGGAAAATCCTGGAAGTTGAGCGAACTTCTCGATCAGTTCATGGCCTCTTGTTGGGGGCACCCCAAGAGCGACTACACATTTGTTCAACTTCGGAGTTGGCTTGCCGGCACCAAGCCGCTCGATTTGCGGAAGCAAGTCGGGGAGTTCCTCCGAAATACGGAGAGGACTTACATCGAAACAAAGGCCCCCAAGCCCTTGGAAGAGGAGCCGTATTACCTGCGCCTCCCGCTCTATGAGTGCAGCGGAGAGTTGGAGTGTTCGCGGGCCAACTACCAAACCCGAGTGGCCCGCATCGATCGCGAGTATTGGAAGTGCGGCTATGATGGAGGCGGCCAGCCCGAGATTCGTTTCCGAATCAAGGGCACTTTGCCGAACTTGGCGTGCAAGCGAGTTATACGCTTGGGGCCTGGGTCGCGGAATGGTGGGCACATCCACCTCAACTGCAAGAAGGATGAGTGGATCGGGCAGCGCACATACTTTGCGTTCCGCTACCACTTGTCTTGGTTCCGTTACTTGGAAACCTACACCCGCCGCAACCACCGTCACACCGCTGTCGATGCTACGCAGCGCGAATGGCGATTGGCGAAACGCCATAAGTTTGCCGCGATATCGGCTAACAAGTGGGATGACTTCGGGACTGTGGAAATTCGGCTTTGGGGGCCGACCCGCAACTCGAAAGAGTGGTTCCAGCGTTCGGAGTTTATGAAAGCCATGGCCCGTTGGGCCGAGTTTTCCGAGACTTATCACGGCCACTCTACGCCTGAACTCCGAGCGGCCTGCCCGCAAGTCGTTGCCGTCCCGACACCCGGCGGCTTCACAAACCCGGAATGCCGCCGCGAAGGATACGACAACCCACCTGTCCCGCATTGGTTGCAGAACCCTCCGCTTATTAGGAACGACAATTCCCGGTTTGCGTGGATGGACTTCGCCCGATGGGCCGCCGTCGGGGCCCCCGATGTGCTTCGCTGGGTTCTCAAGAAGTTCCGAGCCAAGGCCCGCCACGGGCGCGATGCCCGTGCCCACGACATGGCGATGGCGTATATTCAAATGTTCAACGAATCGGACATTCGACTCGCCCGCTACCGCCGCCCGCGTGTCATAACCCCGCAACCCCCTACTATTCTTCCGGGTTTATGAAGTAGCGGAGCGGGTAATCCGTTAAACGGATAGCCCCCAGTTCCCCCCAGAACATAACCCAAACAAGAAAGGAAAACCGACCAATGAAACTACAAAACAAAATACGAGAAGCAATCCAACGCAGCGGCATGAGAGACAGGATGGTATATATCCATCCGCTCAATCCCGAGATATGGGGCTGCAAGGACGAGGCGTATTGCATCCACATCCTAACCTTCAAACGACAAAAACCCGATGCCGAGAGCCTCTGGGATTGTTACGAGAGTGAGGAAGACAAGAGCTTGGCCAAGAGCTTGGCGGAGTCGATCGAAGCCCTCGGCAAAATTAGCGACCGCGAACTCTTCGGGGACGCCAACTTCTACAGACGCCAAGTCTATGTCGGGGACGTCGTGTGACGGATAGCTGCCATTCGTTCCCCCCGGAACGCTTAACCCAAACAAGAAAGGATAATACATATGAACGCAACAATTGAACTCATCAAAGCAAAACAAAACGCAGTCCGAGCAGAGGAGGATTTAAAGAAAGCCAAGCAACGCGCCGACCAGGAGGCCCGTATCCGCGTCTTTGCCCCTATTAAACAACTAATCGAGGAGGTCGCCGACTTGCCCGCCAAAGAAAAATCCGAGTGGCCTATAATAAGCATTAGGCCGAAAGACCCATACCTCGTTGGCGCTTGGATTCATAGGGACGCGATTATTTCTGTCGAAATTATGGCTCGCTACTCTGGAAAGCTCCGCGTTTCATCCCATGAGGACGGGTCTTTCGACCTCGATTATGGGTATAGCTGCAGAGACAACAGAAAAAATGTGACCCTTGAAGATGCCAAGAACGCTCTGATCGAGCGCCTTGCGATGTTAGCCAAGTAATCGCTGTTTGAATCTAAACAACCAACAAGAAAGGAAAAATAACCTATGCCAAACAATACGCTAAACATATTGACCCGCCTCGACGGCGGAACACTCCGACCTCTTCAAAGATACATGACTGTTGAGGGCGGCAACGAGATATTAGACTTCAACAAAATTGTCCCCTTGCCCGATGCTCTAAATCTGTCTCTCGACATACAGCTTGACGAGCGGCGAAAAACAGAGCTTAACGAAAGGCTAGCCGAGAACCTCAAAATGTATGGCTTTGAGAGCGCGGATCGCTGGGCGGTCCACCATTGGGGAACCAAGTGGAATAGCTACATGGTTGATAAGAACGGGGAAGGGGAAGACTGGACCGAGTTGCGGTTTTTCACTGCATGGGAGCCCCCTCGCCCCATCATTAAAACATTGGCTGAACGAACCGGCTTCGACTTGCAATTGGATTTCGCCGATGAAGGCGGATTCTGGATCGGGCGCTTAATTGCTAAAATTGAGGGCACTCAAGAGAAAGTATACAAAGAGGCGCGGCAGGCGCCGAAAGACCTGCAAGAATCGTTTCGGCACGGGGAGTATTCAGACAAATTCAAATGGACTCCTATAAGAAAGAAATTCTCTGAAGAGACGGAGGTGTCCGATGATTGATCCGACAAGCGTGACCAACTTTGAGCGCACGGACGACGAGCTACAGGAGTTCATGCTCTTCTGTATCGCTGTAGCCGGGAAGCGCAGCGACATTGCCGCCGCGAAGATCAACCAACTGCTTACTTATTTAGGCAGCGGGAGCCCCTTCCAGCGGCTCAAAGAAGTCGGCGTTGAGGTGTCGATGCGGCGTGTCGGGCTAGGCCCGTATAAACAAAGAACAGTCCCGACGACACTCGCTGTTTTGGATTTGGATTTGCAGAAGTGCTCGCTCAACGAGTTGCTCTGCATACCCGGCATGGGGCCCAAGACGGCGCGGATGTTTCTCCTGCACTCGCGCCCTTCCCAGGAGTATGTGGTGCTCGACACCCATCTCTTGCGTTGGCTGCGCGAATCGTGCCGCATGAGGCGCGTTCCGCGAACGACGCCGGGTAAGGCCACGAAGCTGTATTCGCAGCTGGAAGCCAAAGCGATTCGCCGCATCAAGAAGCTCTATCCGGGCGTCACTTTTGCGGACTTCGATCTGAACACATGGATGATTATGAGCGGGAGGAATAATAACCCATGAACCTAATTATAACCTTACGCATTGCGGGCGAAGTCTTCGATGTCCAATTCGATGGCATCAAAGTCTCAACGCCGGAATTCCCCGATGAACCCGTGGACTACACCTCTCGCTGCGGAACCAAGATAACGCAGGAGATGCTGGTGAATGTCTGCAAAAACAAAATCCAACAAGAAAGGAACCAAGAAAATGCACCTGAATGAAATTGAACTGCCGAAGTTATCCGATGTGATAAAAAACCCCAGCGGGTTTGACTCGTTAAGCAACTACGCGGGGGAAATCCCCGAGGATTGCTGGCGGGTTGTGATGACACGAAGCCGCGACTCCGACATTCTTACCGAGAGCAATTGGAGCGTAGCCTTGGAGGAACTCGGAGGGGAGGGCGAGGATGTTACCATCGACCGCTTCGGCCACTGGGCTTGCGGTTGGTGGGAAGCCCTTTCGGTTCGAGAGGGTTCTGACAAAATGCCGATCGCCCAAGGCATACACGCTAGCCTTTCCGATTACCCGGTTCTCGATGAGGAGAAGTATTGCCAGCGCGAACAGGAAGAAGCGGATCGCATCTGGTCTGACTGCTACAACACCCGAGAAAGATTGAGCTACATACGCCGGAACCGAAGCGACTTCCGATTCGATTCACTAACCGATATGATCGCCTGTGCGAAAGGTCGGAGCTTTTTAGGATGTGCTAGCGATTTGTTGGCGTAATCGCAAATCCGTTCAACGGATACATCTGATTTGCGAACTACCGACGAACTACCAATTCATGCGAAATCGGTAGTTAATTTCCCCCAGGGCGTAAACCCAAACCAAAGAAAGGAAACACAATGAAAAAAAACCCTATCGCAGACGCGATCCCCATATCGGATATCGGGGCGCACGACATTGAGGTGCTTATGCTGGCAGCCCGGAAGTTCCCCCAACTTCATGCATACGATTCCCCGGATGGGCGGCACATATTAATTGCCGTCGCAGCGCCGACCAAAAAACAAATTGCGGCGTTCTTTCGGCAGGTAGACGCCGAAATCGCCCGCATATCAGTCCGCTCCCGAAACTCAAAATAGAAAGGAACTAAATTATGGATACACAAACACACTCAAAAGGCCCGTGGGCTTTGGGTTGGGGCAAGGTAGTGGGCCCCGATGACAAAGCGATTTGTATGTTGACTTACCGCAAAGACGCATGGAACGGGGATTTAATTTCGGCCGCCCCCGATATGCTCGACGCTTTGTCCCGCCTCGCGGCGGCCATGCGCGAAAACTGTGATGGCGAAAATCTCTATGGAGATTGGATTGCTATTGCGGAGAAAGCGATTGCCAAGGCAGAAGGGAGGAAGGCATCGGTATGAAAATACAAAGCAGAGAAATACACTGGTGCCAAGGACACGACCGATATGTGCTCGTTGTTAAAGTGAATGACGATGAAATTATCGGTCTGAATTATCAACAAGGGAGCGATGTTTCTCTTGATGAGATGGAGGCTTTGCCGATCTGTGAGAAGTTGACCGATTTTTTCCTGTCAACTTGGCAGTATCTCTCCGGCGAAGATGAGCTTGAGCGAATAAACCAAGCGATTTGGGCTCACTTCGATTTCATGGTGCGGCAACATGAAAGGTATGAACTCATATGAAATACCCGGTTACTCTTGCGGTCACTGTGTCTTCGTATTGCACAATCGAAGTCGAAGCAAAGTCCCAAGCAGCCGCCGATGAAAAGGTGGCTAAGAGCATTGAATCCAAGCAATGGGGGTCCCCGTATTGGCGAACCGCCAATGATTGGGACACCGATTGGAACAACGCAGATAACTTGAGAGTTTTAGGGTTTGACTAAAGTTTATTTAGTTAATAACCTTACAACCTGTTCCCCCCGGAACATTAACCCAAACAAGAAAGGAAATAACATGAACAAAGAACAGATCGCTAATTTTATTTATGACCACGCCAAGGAGCATTACGGAGACGGTGGATGGGATGTCATTGTTGAGTGCTGGTCGATTACTGAAATCATGGAACACATCGAAGACGGTGAGTCCAAAGAGGCGGCACTTGAGCAATTTAAAAGCCTCGCGTCGGTTTGGGCGGATCGTCAAGCCGATGCTGTAAATTCACGCTGGTAAAATTAACCCAAAAGAAAGGAATACTATGAAAGAACTCATCACATACCAAAACGCAAAAACAACCAAAGGCGAGAGTCTCGGATGGCTCACAGGGATTCTATACCTGTCCCCGCACAACTTGTCGGGGCGCAACCTATGCCCCCACGCATCCGAAAGATGCGCGGCGGATTGCCTGTTTTGGGCCGGGCGCGGCGCCTTTAAGCGAACCCAAGCGGCCCGCTTGCAGAAAACTCTGTTGTTCCATAAAGACCCCAAGGAATTTGTGGAACTCCTCGACACGGGCATTGAGGCCGCAAAGCGCAAGGCGAAGCGCGCAGGATTGAGCCTCGCAATCCGCCTTAACGGAACCAGCGATCTCCCTTGGGAGGCTATCGGAGGCTATCGTAAAGTGAACTTAATGTCGCGGCATGGTGACATTGTTTTCTACGACTACACCAAAAACCCGGATCGTATGGCACGATACCTGCAGGGAGGAATGCCCAAAAACTATCGGCTAACTTTCTCCAGGTCGGAATCCAATGATGGCGCGGTGCGCCAGACCATCGAGGGCGGCGGGAATGTAGCGGTAGTATTCGGCGGCGGGCTGCCCGAGAAATACCTTGGAACGGATGTAGTGGATGGCGACGCGCACGATTTGCGTTTCCTTGATCCGCGCGGCGTGATCGTCGGTCTGCGGGCCAAGGGGCGCGCCAAGAAAGACCGCCAAGACGGCTTCGTTGTTTGGCAGTCATAACCCCGCAACCTATATGACGGCTTATAAACTTCTACGCAAACGCAGGGACGGGTCGCTTGGCCCGCTCTTCATCAACCGCAAGCAAGTCATTCCCTACGGGGAGTGGCTCCCGGCAGAGAATCACCCGACAAAGGGCTTTGCGGTGCGCCCTGGGTGGCATTGCGCCCCAACCCCCGAAGCGCCACACCTCAAGACGGAGCTACGAAACGGCGAGCGCCGTGTGTGGTGCGAAGTGTCGGTGGAACAATTCACCGAGTATGCCAGGCCCGCCTCACAAGGCGGGAAATGGCTACTCGCCGAGCGGATGCGGATCATCCGTGAACTAAACTAAAGAAAGGAAACCATGAGTAAAAAGATAAGTAAAAAGAAACCCGCCAAAGCAAAACGCCAATCCTCATTTTTCGGGGATTTGCAAAAACTGCGGGACAAGTATCCGCAAGTTTACTTGGAGGCCTGGACCCCGGATGACTTTGAGTTCATCCGAGAAGACAAAGATGACTCCGAGTCGCCTTGGGATTCGGATACCATGCTCGCCGATTGGAGCGATCCCCAATGGATCGATATTTCGAATCGGCTATACAAGCAATTTGATGCCAATGTTGGCACAAGTTGGTTAACCCTCCGTTTCGCCATAGAAACAGATTGAACAATAATAACCCTGCATTGTCTTAATAACCCAAGAAAGGAACATAATGAACTACCGAGATTACAACCCAAACCAAAGCTGCCTGCCGCCATCCGCGTATCTCCGACTAACTGGAGCCGTGAAAAAAACCAAGAGTCCTATCATAGGCCCGCGTTGGCTTCGTTTCATACTGCGCTTGTTCCTATTGCTTGCGCTAACAAGCTGCAAAGAAAAGCCGCCCGATGATTTAATCTACCGCCCTAAAAAGGAACCAAGCAAAAAAATAACAATTGTCATATGACCTTGGAAAAAGAAAAGGCAAATCCAATTGATGCTTCGGTTTGTTTAGTCAACAAGGCCGCGGTTTTGCGGTATTACAAGCTCCATGCCGGCGATTTTCGCCGTCTTGTGAAACAGTCGCTTGCCAAACAATACATTCTCGATGTCGCACGACACACTCGCTACCATCCGTTTAGCCGTGTTTCAGTCGATGCGTTAATCGAGGTGTGCGCCGGGGTGCGCCTCTGCCTTGAGAAGTGTGCCGCCGGTTCAAGCGATGATCTTATACTGCAAAAGGCACGGCAGACCGCGAGGTGGTATTGCCACAAAATTGTCCAACGAAACCCAAGCATCGGAAGGACATTGAAATAAAAAAATAACCCTGTAGGTTTCATCAATGCGTTTTACGATTACCGAGCATACTTTTGGACTTGCGGTAAAATTTCAAATCGGAGGCGATTTGCATTCCGCTGCCAAGGCTTGTGAGTCTTGGACAAAAGCCGCGCCCGAAAATCTTGAAACGCTTGATGATGCCGCAGGGTGGGCCCTGACTCACCAAAACAGAAGTTTTGTTTGGTTGATGGAGTGGCCCGAATCCGAAGGCGTCGTTGGAACGCTCGTTCACGAACTTGTCCATGTCGCCCACGGGTTTTTAACGAAACACATAGGAGAGAACACCGATCGAGCAGAGGAAACGCTATGCCACTTGGTGCAGCACCTTTACCGATCCGCTCTCCGCAAATTAAAAAAATATGAGCAAAGAAAAATTGTGGAGGGTTCTCATAACGACGAACCCCGAAATCCTTGAAGAAGACCGCCGATTAACGCCGGAAGCAGTCCGCCGCTTTTTCGACTTGAGTTGGAATCACGCTTACGAGGCGGGGGCTCACGACATGGCCGCTCGCTACTCCGAAATCGGGTCGCAAGCAGCGACCAAGTTGGCCGGCTCAATCGGAGAACTCTTGGAAACCCTGTCCCCGGAACAAGTATCAAATGAGAAAAAGAAAAAGTCCCCGAAAGAGTGAATCAGTAGAATTGTTGGAAGCCTTTGAGCGCATTTACGATCAATGGATCGATGCCCACGAACGCTTAAAAATAGTTTGCGGGCTTCTTGAGCTTAAAAACTACGATCAAGCCAAAATAATGGCGGATCACTTGTTCGAAAAATTTGAAGCAGAAAGAAGAGACTTGCTTCGATTAAAATAGGAGAATCATATGGCAACATACAAAGGTAAAAAAGTAGCACTATATAAACCTCGCAAGATGGCTGGGGTCACCCCGGCGGGCAAGAAAAAGTCCGTTTTTGTGCCGGGTAAAAAGCCCGGAACGGCGAAGGTCGTTCATTTCGGCGATTCCTCAATGAGCGACTACACGCAGCATAAAAACGAAAAACGGCGCAAAAACTTTCATTCGCGCCACAATTGCGCGGATAAGAAAGATAAAACAAAAGCAGGCTATTGGGCTTGCAAAAACCTCTGGTAAAAAATGGAAAACGAAGAATCAAGTTTATTGACTAAAGTCGCCACTTATTTGGGGAAGAGGCGCGAAAAGCACGAAGTATTTACGGAAGCCGAAACCCTTTTAGAGGGCCTTTTCTTCCAACAAGTCTTGATATTTGAAGCGTTGAACTCTTCGCCCGAATTGATGGATAAAGCTGCCAAGGCTTTGGAGGAAACAGTAACGGAATTTACAAAATGACTCGGGAGAGGCTTTGGGAAGCCTATGTAAAAAAGAACCCGAAGTTTGGCGATCCCGATGCGGTTGTTTCTTTAACTTCTCGGGGGTTGAAAAAACTATTCGATCAAACTTGGGACTACGCCGAAGCATCGGCGTATCCTGGGTATGAAGAAGAGCCGCACGGTCGCGCCCCAATAACCGCTGACAGCCTAGAAAAGCTCCAATGTCTGAAGGAAATGTTTGGGTTTAGATAAAACTTTTTACTTAATGAAATTCAGCATCATTACGCCGAGTAATAAAACAAGTTACCTTGGCGATCTCTACGGCAGCATAAAAGACCAGACATATCCAAATTGGGAGTGGATTATCTGGTTAAACCAAGGGGCGGCGTCTTCTGATCTCCCCAAAGAAATTTTAGAGGACGAAAGAGTTCGCTATTTCGTTAGCGAAGCAAAAAATTCTTCAGTCGGGTTCCATAAGAAAAGCGCGTTTTCGCAAGGCGAAGGCGATGTTTTAGTAGAAGCAGATCACGATGATTTTCTTTTGCCGACCTGTTTAGAAGAGTTGAACCGAGCTTTCAACGATCCGCAAATCGGGTTCGCGTATTCCGACAATCTTAAATATCACACCCAAGGAAAATTTGAGCCTTACAATCCTTTTTACGGATGGGAGCACGACTTTCACACTTGGAACGGTCTTTCCTTGACCCGTATGCGGGGGTTCCCGCCGAGTAGCCGCAGCCTCGCGTTTATCTGGTATGCCCCCGATCATGTCCGAGCGTGGCGGCGGGACTTGTATTTGAAATTGGGGGGACACGATCCCGAGTTAGAAATCTGCGATGATCACGATTTAATGATCCGAACTTATTTAGCCACGAAAATGGCGTTCATTGAAAAGCCCTTATATGTTTACCGAATTAGCGGGGAGAATACTTGGCTTGCCCGCAACCAAGCGATCCAGACAGAAACTGTTCGGCTTTTCCACAAGTATGCGTATGCGCTTGCGGAGCGAGATGCCGAGCTCGCCGGCCTTTTAAAGGTCGATTTAGGCGGCGGAATAGACCCCCGACCCGGCTATTTGACCCTCGATATCGAAGGCGCGGACATTCAGTGCGATTTGAATGTGGGGATTCCCCTTGAAGATAATAGCGTTGGAGTCGTAAACGCGAGCCATGTAATTGAACATCTAAAAGACCCCATAAAAACTATGCGGGAGATTCATCGGGTTCTCGCTGATGGTGGGTGGGCGTTCATAGAAGTCCCCTCGACGGACGGGCGCGGGGCTTGGCAAGACCCGACCCATGTTAGCTTTTGGAACCGCCACAGCTTCTGGTATTACACGCGGGCCGACAAAGCTCGATACATTAGAAACTCCACGATCCGGTTCCAAGAATTCCGAAACGAAGACACGACATGGGATGATGGCGTTGTTGTTACCAATTGTTGGCTATCCGCGGTCAAATCCGACGCGCGCAGGCCGCACCCCGTTACGATTTAAGCCAGCAGAACGACGGGAATTTCATTCCTTCGACAGTCTTCTTGGCGACATCAAGAGGCAGCCACACCTTGGCCTTTAAAGAACACCCGCACACGCCGCATTGATTGAGGTTTGCATCGCGGGAAGTCGCCCTGGTTCCAATGATGTTGTAGATTTTTTCAGCGAGTCCTATGCAAGACCAGCATCCGGTAATTTGAGTGTTGAGCGGACACACTGCGCAAATCTCGGCGCGCTTCTCGGCCACGTCTTTCTCTACAAGGCTTTTGCCCGTTAGCATCGACAGCACGGAGGTTGCGAATCTCATCATGTCATCGGTTGTGAAATGCCGCTTGAGGTTGATGTCATCGCCTTCAAGAATCGGCGAGCACCATTTAGAGCCTATTGGTTGCGCGGCACACGCGAAGTCCTCGAAGTCCGCTTGCACATCCCCCACTGGAAGATTGTTGGCAACGCGGTGATCTTTCATCCGCTTGAACAATTCGTAGTAATTTTGCCCCGTGATTACAAACCCCGTTTCGGGCTGAATGTAGCGCCATCCCCCCAATGGCGGAACTGTGTAGTCGTTTACCTTGTATTTGATCACGGGAGTATTTCGGTTTCCGGGGTGTCGTTTAAGATTGCCCGATACGCCGCAGCGCGCGCCGGATTGGCTTCCGACAGGGATTCATCGCTTGCTTTGAATCTCGGGTAAACCCCCGTCATAATTGACTTCACGGCATCGCTTGAGAGATTGCCTTTTTTCAAGATCGATTCCGTCTGTTGGCGGGTGAGCCCCAAAGTCACCGCCGCCTTTTGCCGATCCCGAAGCCATTCAGTCAACCGCTTTCTAGCGGCGTTCGCCCTCGAATACCCGCTCGTTATATCGGCTGAAGTTCGGCTTCCTCGGGCGTTAAACTCTCGGTTGAACAGCATCGTCGCATCGCGCATCTGACGGGAGAAAGTGTTCGCCGCGAATAGCAGGCTCTGTTGGGCATCAAGAGAGCTAATTCGCTGACCGAGCACCACGCTACCGAGTTCGTTCATCAGATCGTAGGCACGGCCGCTTTCGCTAACTTGCCCGGTAGCCGCAGACAAAATTCTTGAGCCGCTTGTAACGGTCCCCGGAACAAACGGGTCCCAAAAAATCTTCTTGGCGATCGCGGCCCCAATCCGTTCGGGAGAGTCTTGCGGGTTGTAAACTTGGCGACCGGAGGCATCTCGGTTTCTCAACGCATCTGTGATTGCCCCCGAGAAAATCTGCTCACCCGTAAACGGATCAAGGGCCTCCATTGCCATCTGAACCGCGCCCTGGGTAAGAATTTCTGATGCGTTATCGGCGTTTTTAAATGAGCGGTAGAGCGCGACCAAAGGCTTTTTGAAGTATTGGGAGTAGTCAAGGAACGACACATCCAAGAAAGAAACCTCTCCATTCTCGCGGCGGAACATGAGCAGCTGATTGTTTTTCTGCCAGTCGGGCAGGAATTTTCTCAACGCCTCTTCATCGTCGCCATCAATCCCGGCCATTGCCATTGCCCCCGCCCCTACGAGCGTCGGACCGATCGCAACAATTGCCATCCCCCGAACCCGCTGCCACCCGATGTTTTCGAGAGCCTCGTTGCCGGTTCGACGACCCTCGGCGATTTCTTCTCGAGCCAGCTTGATAGTTTGGGCGGTAGTCCGAATAACTTCGGATGTGAAAGTGACGAACGGGGCGATAAACGGAAATTTTTTAATGTCTTGAATGATTTGAGGGGCTTCCGAGTAAGTCCAATGCACATTCCGCGCGTTCCGTGCCGCTTGATCCTTGAGTTGTTCTTCAGACCATTTAGGAAATGCTTCGCGATATTTCTCCATTTCCGATAGGTATATAAATACTTTGCCCAATTCGTCGGATGCGCCATACGCCCGCTTGGCGAAGTCCCAAGTAGCGGCAACCGGGGCAGTAATTTTTTTGAAAATTGTGTCTTGAAAATCCGAGGTCCCGTGCGCCTGGCTTGTCTGCATTAACTCATCCAGGAGTCCCACGGAAACCGACTCACCCATGAGTCCGCGCCGAATCATATCTTCAATGATCGGGCGCCATTTATCGCGGGTCATGGACTTCCCATACCGCCCCCAATTTTTGGCCAATACCGAGCGGGCTGCAAATTTGAGGTTGCCGGCGACCCTTCCACTAGCGATATCCCCGATGCCCAAATTGCCCGAAGCGATAAAGCTGAAAATCTGGCTCAAGTTGTTTCTCACTTGGCCGGCCGCAGAGCCCACAGTTTTCGTGGCCATGGAAAGCGCAGTCGCTTTTGTGAAGAATTTATACCACGCCGCCATTTCATCCGGGTTGCCTGACAAATCAGTTTCCCTCAATCCTCTCGCGAGTTCGGGGATCATGTATAGCCCCCCGAGAGGCTGCAGCGATCTGTTGTTGCCAGATTCAAACTTCACATATCCTCTCGGCGGGGCTGCGGTTTTATTGCTCGGATTACTTGGGTCCCAAATCCAATTCTCGTTTTTTCCGAGGTCTACCAATTCGCGAAGAAACTTATCGTTGTTCACCAAAGCCGACAGCTTCGCGATAGTCTTCGCATAATTGACCGAGGGGTCTTCATACCGCCCCCACAAGGCTTGGATTTCAGGAGCGATGTTGCCGCGCTTGTTTAGAATGGAGAGATTTTTCTGACCTAAAACCCGGCCGGAAAGAATGGAAGTGTCGGGGCTAGACTCCGCGATCGACAGGTATCCTTCAAGGACCTCCTCCACTTCATCGGGAAGTATGGATTTCGCTGCCTTTGCGCGAGCATCCATCAATGAAATCGGCTTGCCCGCCGCGACCCCCTCACCCATGAGCCGCTGGGCTTCTTGAGTTACAATTGCGTTCTTTATAAATCGCCGAGCCGCTCCGATAACTTTTTCGTTTTTCTTAACGCGGTCAACCCAATTCGGATCGTCGAAAATTGCGTAGCTTCGATTTAGGTAGATGCCCAAGGCTTCGTCCACAGTCATGGCGAGGTCGTCCCAAACAACCTTTTGGTTGAGCAATTGGCGCGACAACGACTCCACATGACCGCTCATTTCGCGGATGGTGGTGGCAATTTCCTTCGGCAGTTTCGCGAGGGCCTGGGGTTGTTTGATCTTTTTAAACGCCTCTCGGTTTTCGCTCAAAAATTGCTTCTTCAGAGCACTCGCCGCGCTTTCTCCCCGCGATTCAAGGACCGCATCGATTCGGTCGAGTTGCTCATTTGTGAGCGGATTTTCCAAGTTGCCGAGCGCGGTGTTTAGAGTGTCATATGGGATAGTCCTGCCTCTGTAGAGATTTCGAATCTGGCTTCGGAGTATCCGGGACAAGTCTTCCACTCGGCTTATGTCGGCTTTGACATTCGCCTTGCGCTGCACCTCCAAGTCCCCGGCCCGCGCATCAAGAAGCTCGTCCCGAGCAAAGATGCCGCCCACTTCATAGGTTTTGCCCCCGCCAGTCTTTTTCGTTATAGGGCGGACAACCCTGCGCTTGCCCGCAGCACGGGACATCCGAATATCTGGATTCTCTGGCTGGATAATTTCTTGAGAAGACATTCCTGACATATCAGAAATGCCATCCACAAAATCTGTTGTCTCTCTTTCTTGTAGAGCTTTTTGTATTTTTGGTTGCTCTGCAATAATCGATTCAATGGATTTAGGTTGTATATTATTTTTTGCTCCAAAATATTTTCCAACCAATATATCTGCCCAATTTGATTCTGCGTTAATCGTTTGAAACAGCTTCCCGTTTTTGGAATAAATGGGCGTTTGCATCGTAAGAAATGTAGATGCAGTATCAAAGTCGGATAACTTAATATCTAAAATTCCTAATGGTTGACCATTGTTTGTGGTATACTGAAGGTTGTGAGTAAGTTCGTTTGCTAAATTTGAAGCTGAACTTGTTGCTACAATGCCATCCTCCGCAAGACTGATTAATGTCTGAGGTTGTAACTCGATTGTATTTTCTTTTGGATTATATAGCGCTCTTGAGGTTGGGAATCCTCCAGCCCTTCCGAGTGCCATGAATGTAGCCGCTTCAGATGGACTTGTTTGACGAACGATAATTTTTACATCCGTGAATTTTCTTTTAGTGAAGAACTCCATTGCGCCCATTACTTGGCGTATCCGAGATTCTATCTTGGCTTTATCTTTGGCGAGAGACTTTAATGATTGCGCTGCATTCTTAACATCGTCTGCTGATATTTCCAATAGAGGATTGTAGTTGTATGACCTCTTTGTATTTCCAGAAGGGAATTCCTCTGGGTTTATACTATCAGCAAATTGATCTATAGAGTTAAAATCAATATCTACATTCCCAACAAATGGCTGTGCTTGATTAATTGCATTGCGGATTAGATCAAGAGTTTCAGCAGGAGTCTCAAGAGATTTTGATAGTTGCTCAATTGTTGTTTTTTTAAAATATAGTTTAAATAAATTATTTTTGTCTTTTATTAAACCAGTTGGTCTAAGGTCTGCCCTTCCTTCTGGGCCTTTAAGATTTTGATATTCAATAACAACTGGCGCGGATGTAACTACAGATATTGCAGCTGCTGCAATTGTTAGCTTTCCTATTTTTTCCCAGATAGTTTGAGCAAATCTGACTAAGCTCTTAAATGAATCTCCTAAAATTTTGCTGAATTGCTGAAATGATCCAGCGACATTTTTAGTAGACGCTTTAAGGTTTACCATTGTCGCTGGAGCGGCTTCCTCAATCTGCTCGTATGTTGCATCATCAGCAAGATTCTCTATATCTACTACCTCAGATTCAACTTCGGTATTTGGAGACATAGCGCGGGACATTCTTGGCTCTTCTTGAGGAGCTTGATATCTCGGAATCTGGTTCAATGCCTCTTGCAGGTTGTTTCGGATAAACTTCGCTCGCTCGGGGGCAAGATTTGTAAAATCAAATCCAGGCCTAAAACCAAAAGAAGAGCCTTTCGGCCGGGCTTCAAGCACTTGCTGGTTCAGAGCAATGAGCTCTTCCGCCGAAGGAACTTCGTCATTGTTTTCGATGGAAATTTGACCCTGTTTTTCCGTCGGAGGATTCGCCTTCTGTGGATCGGTTTTGTCAGAAACTTGTGGCGTTTTTTCTGACTTAACTGCCTTGGCAGTCCGGGCGCCTTTTTTGTTTTTCGATTCTTTCTGCGTTGCGGGAGTTACGGCAGGTGGGACAATCTTCGGTTTTTTCGGAGGCTTGGGCGGCTTCGGGGGCTCCTCATCGGGGGGCTCTTGTTTTGCGGGCTTCTTACTTTGTTTTTTCGGCTCCTCATCGGGAGGCGCGGCGGGCGGCTCTGGCGCCGTTTCTTCAAATACTGCGGGCTTCCTTTCTAGGCGGGGGATTAATCGAAGGTCCCGCTGGAGATTTTCCGCCTCAAAGGCATCAAGCAATATCGCAAGGTATCTGGCTGCGGCGGATCGCGCTTCGGCCTTCAGTGTTTGATCCGCGATACGCGATTCGTTAAACGCGACTGCTTTTTCAAACGGGTTTGTGTCTTTGCCCGCCGCGAGTAGCCGCGCGACCCATCGTTTGAGATCGGCTTCGATTTGTTCGGGCGCGCGCTTTTCTTTGGGGGGCGCGGGCGGCGGGGGAGTCGGCGGCTCGGCTTGAGATTCATCAGGCTTTTTAAGCTCGTCAGGCTTTTTAAGCTCGTCAGGTTTAAACGGTCGGACTTCTACAACAGGTCCAATTTTAAAGCCCTCTCCCTCTGTCGCCCCCGTAACGACATCTTGAAACATTGTCACGACTTTTTTAGGCGGTTCTTGGGCGGCGGGGGCTTTGGGGGGCCAAATTGTCGGTTCGGGGGTAGCCCCCATATTGACCACACCTTCTCCAGCCCTTGGCGCCTCCGGGGTTCGGAAGACAGATTCAACTCTTCCGCCGGGGGCGGGCGGGGTTGCTCGGCGGGGGGACTCGCCGAAGTTAGGCTCCGTGACGATGCCTGCGTTGAATCCCTGCGTCGAAAACCCCGAAGGCGCTGCGGGGGGCTGCGGCTCGGCAGTAGGTTTTTTGTTTCGCTTGTTGGCTTTTTTGTATTCTTTGAGAAGCTCTGCGCGCTCCTCGGTGGTCCCGGCGAGGTTCCTGGCCTCAATTTCACCTTCCACGAAATTGGCTGCGCGCTGCATATTGTCGATTTCTTCGCGCAATTTGCTCCTACGCACCCGAGGAAGCGTGAAGTCCGATAGGGCGGTAAGCTCCGCCCCCATGTTTGCAAAATTGATTAGCCAAGAGTTTTTAAACGCCGCCGCAAGCGGGCTATTCACATCCGCGTTGACGCCGCCCATTAGATTCACCGACGCATCCCACGCTTGTCGGATAGCCCCGAGTATCGAATTTTTCTGTCCCGGCGCAGCCTCCCCAAGCCCGAGATCGGCAAGCAAAGCCGCGAGTTCAGGGTTGTTCGTGATTTCGACAACAAATTCTCCAATGTCCAAAAGCCCCGCATAAGCGCGGGCATCTTGGCGGTTTTCGGATTCCGCCTTGTCGTAAATTGCTTTTGCGAGCTGGGCGAAGTCAGGCGGGACGCCTTGCTGTAGCGGGACTCCGATCTTTTCGGCCGCCTTTAAAATCGCCTCTTCCCTAAACGCGGTGAGTTGATCAAGGGCCCTTGACTCTGCGGGGTTGAGCTTGATTTGCCGCAGGGCTTTTGCGAGCCCCCCGACATGGCTCAACTCGTGGAGGTAAGTTTCCACGGCATCCGCGCGATCGTGCCTTTGGGCCAGGTTTAAAACGATACTCAAATCCCCATCGGAACTTTGTCCCAATACGCCCGCCCACGAAACTTCTTCCCCGGACTCGTTGAAATAGTTTCCGACCTGCACTGCCAAGTTGTCCAACTCCACTCCACGGCGAATCAGTTTTAAAAACTCTCTCGCGCGGATTCTCTGGGACCCCGTGTTTGAGCGATCTTTGGCGACAGCCTCCAAGAAAGGCGTCACTCCCGCAAATGCCCGAGACTTTAAAAGTCTTCCGAGGTTTTTGCGAATTTGATTGGCCCTCTCAATATTGTTTTGGGCCTCGCGGTATTCTACCGAAAACCCTTCCAAAAGCTCTTGCCCCGACTTTCCGGCCAAGTCGGCCATTGAACCGGCGGTTTCCGAAACGGCGTTCTTGCCTCGCAGGGCGGCTTCACTGTCAGTTTTTGAAAGGATAGCCGAATAGGCCGCCGCGATTTCTGCGGGGGTGAGGCGGGACATTTCTTCATCGGAAAGCCCCGCGAAAGACTGGACGAATATTCTTTGAGCTACTCGGGAGATGTTTCTCGCGGCTTCCGGCTCAAGAGTCGGGCGAACAGGACGTCCTCCACTGGTTTCAGCCTCGGGTGTTGGAATATCTCCGGTTGTTGTAGCAGCACCTCCGTCCACGCGTCCAGGTCGCCCGTCCGCATCCGCTCCTTGAGATCGGCGTCCACGGGATTGAATCGGTTCGGCTCCTCCCTGCGGATCACGTCGAACATTACCGCCGCCAGAATCTGCGGGTCTTCCAGTTCGTCGTCCTGTGTTAGGATATAATTGCTCATATGTTATTTCGTTGTTTAGATATTTTTTGATTACTTTGCTGCGCGCCTTCTCTTCGGTTGTTAAACCGCTTTTCTGACCCTTGATTTTCCTGCCCGACTCATCGGTCTTTGTCATCAAGGATGCCAGCGCAATTTCACGATCTTCCGAGGTTAAGTCTTCGTTGATCTTGAATACGACTTCCAACCTTTCTTGCGGCGTTGTCGCTACAAGTCCGGTTTTGATCTTCTTGTCGATCGGAGTCTCGCCTTTAGAAACCTGCGGCGCCGCAGGCTCCGCGCCCTCTTGGGCTACTTGTTTTCCTTGGGGGGCCTCAAAAGCCTTTTCGACAGGTTCCTGCGCCATCTGGGGATTGGCATCCGAGAAATCTGTCGTGTCCTCAAAAAAATCCGGCGCAAGATCAATAATACTCCCCTGCTCCCTGCGGCGTATTGCGCGGGCCGCGTTGAGTGCCGCGCCTTTGGCGGCGGATATAGGGTTGAAAATCTGATCGGTAACCCCTTTGCCTTTGTAGTTGCCAAGTTTTTTGTAGCGCTCGGCGACGAGTTCCAACTCCGCCTTGGCATCCTCTTCGGGCATTCGATCGTAAATTTGCCGTTTTTTAGGACGGAGTCCTTTCTTTTTCCGGCTTGCCGCCTCTTCTTTTTCGCGATCCCGAAGTTTCAACAATTGTTCGGTTTCCTCTGGAGTCATCATCCAGTTGAACGCTTTTTTGCGGCGAAGTTTTTCTATTGAACGCGCAACTGCGGCATCGATGTCTTGTTCGGTTCCTTTTTGCCCGCGATTTGTTTCTCTCGCAAAAAGCGCCCGCTCCCGCTCTGAAGAAAGTTTGCCGCTCTCTAGCTCCTCGTCAGAAAGTTTTGACGGCGTGTTCCTAATTTTATCAACTTTTTTGGTTGCGGATTTAGTAGTGTCCTTGATCCGGGCATTTCGGATTTCATCGAGCGAATCCAAAAAGAGTCTAGTGTATTGGGAGCTGCCGACCCTTGTTTCGGCTTTATCTCTTCCGGCCCGCTTCGCAAACTCTTCAATTACTCTTTGCCGAAGCGCGACTATTGCCAGGCCTTTTGCCTCGTCGTCGAACCTCGATTTGTTGATGAACGCGGCCCCCCGCGCAAATTCGTTTTCAAGAAACGCCCTGTCGACCTCATCGAGGTTGTCCACCTTACCGAGAAGCCCGCGAACCTTTAGGGCAACTTCCAACATTTTAGGGTTGCTGACTTGAAGTTTTTTGCGCTCTTCCTTGCTATCCAAGCTCCGCAGCGCGGTATCAAAATCGGAATCCGCGATGGCAAACAATTCAGCGTCAGCACGGGCAGTTTGCGCCTTGCTTTGAGCAATCCGCTCTGGCGAGTTTCTCCAGATTGAATCGAACGCAAAAAGCCCTCGGGCTTCAAAAGTTTTTCTCGGCTCGATTGGGCGGCCGAAGTCATCCACTTGCGCGATAAGTCCACGACCCTCGGGTCCTGTTTGTTGCCTGTCGCGGTCGCCTTGGATGCCTTCAGAAACTGACATCTCGTTGACTCGGAAATCCGAAGCATCTTTGCCTTGGCGGTAAGTTTTGCCCCAAAGATTGACCGTGGTGACAATGTTTTTGCCCCCTCTTTTCTCTACTTGAATGTCGGGATCAATCTTTCCGAGAGCAGCATCCGGGACTACGACCCTCAACCCTTGGTTCATTTGCCGCACCGTCATCAACGGCGAGTTGGTGAACACGCCCGTTGCGCGGGGGATGAGAGTTCCTTTTTCTCCGCGCTTATTGAACCATTTTACGCGAATCGGGATCGGATCGGTGCTCAACCCGTCTTTGATGGTAAGACTCTGGCTTTGATCTTTCCCCGTGTAGGGGGCCCCGAGTTTCTCCTCCAAAGTTTCCACAGTGGGGTTGTTTCCCACGAGGTTTAGAATTGCCTGCTCAACCGGCGACCGAGGCATGAACTTCGGCGGGGATGCAATCCCGATTTTTGAAAATTCAGACGGAGTGAGTTCCATTCTTTCCGTGGAACCGACGAAAGAGGTCTGATCCGGGTTGAGTGTGCCGACATTCAAGATGACATTTCCGTTGTCTCGCCGCCCCGCAAAGAACGCATCCTTTGTCTGCTCAACTTCATCGAGTTTCCCGGTAACTTGGTTTCGGACAGTTTCTTTAAAGTTTAGTGTTACTCGATCGCCCGTGTTTAGACCCCCTACAAAAGCAACCGCCTGTTCTTGCGGGCGGGCTTCTAGCTCGGCTCTGGTTTGCTCTTGTTTGATCCTTTCGGCTCGGGCAGTCGCAAGTTTATCTCTTCGATCCAATTTTTCAGTCGCAAGTTTATCGCTTCGATCCAATCTTTGCGCGAGCAGCGCGGCATCTAGCGGACTCCGCCTTGAGTTGTTTTCAAGCTGCGCCTGCCGCGCCATTTCTATTTCGGACTGCCGATCCGATTCAGCAATGACGCCTGCGGATTCTTCGGCGGATTTTGTCGGAGATTGCTGAAGTGAAGTGATGATATCGCCCCATATCTGCCCGAGGGACTCGTTTTGTGCCGGGAAAACAACGGAAGAGGCTTTGTCTTCACGGGACTTCAAATCCTGCCGCAAAGAGGAGGCAGTCGCCGCGTTCTTGGCTGTCGGCTCCTCTGTGGGCGCGGGGGAGTCTGCAGCCAACATGGCTTCTGCCGATTCTTGGGCGGATTTGATTTCAGGCTTGGCATCGGGGGGCAGGGGCTTGTCGGCAAGAGCGGCGGTCACTTCTTCTTGGGCCCTCAAATCTCCTTGCAAAGAAGATGCCCCAGTGAGGCTTTGCCGCAGCCGACTCACTTCTTCAAAAACAGCAGCCGACTCCTCCGCAGATTTCACCGCCCGCCCCGGTTGCGCTCCGATAGAGGGGATGTCCGCCGGTTCTTCATCATCCTCTGGATCGGATGTGTCATTCGCCGCGCTATCGCCAACCGGCGGGGCGGGGTCAAGTAGTGCCCGCCCGCGCGCAATTAGCATTGAGGAATTTTTATAGTCCTGCGGGAGGAGCACCCCGACCTCTCCGCTCGAAAACGGAACCCTTGGGAGTTCTGGTAAAAAATCTTCGGGCGTGTTGAATGCGGCCCAGACTCCTTGGCTATGCTGGCGCAAAGTAACGCCATCCACATCGACTGGCTGCGACCACCCATCCGCCTCTAAATCAGTCGGCGGCGGAGTAGGATCGCCAGTTTCGGGATCGCGCAGGCTTCTCATCGTAAGAGGCGCCAAAGACTCGACACCGCCGCCAACGCCCCCGAGCGGGCCGCCCACAACCATTCCCGCCACACCAGCGATTCGGCGCTCGCGCTCGGCTTTGTCGGTGAGAACCCTGTCCGAAATCGTTTGATTAGGATCGGCGGCTCCGACTGCGGCCTGCTCTAACCCTGTCTGTAAATATTCTGTTCCGCCCTCAAGCACCGATCCTTGGGTGACCCCGATGCCGACTCCAGTAGCCACAGAACCGGGGGTAACCTTCGCTCCCTTTGCGGGACGAAACGCCCCAGAAATTTTAGATGCCAGCAATACTTCGAATGCCGTCTCCAACCCTGCGCCTGGGACAGCAAAAGCCGCCGCCTCCAAAGGCGCTCTCTGTCCAGTTTCCTGCTCAATCTGACCGAAACTTCCGCCCGCGATCTGACCGTAGTTTGTAGCGAATGCCCCCGCGATAGCGCCTCTCTTAGTGCCTTCCTTCAAGGCTTCCTTCGCCGCATTCGTTCGTAGCGCGCGAGCAGAAGCATCTGCCACCCTTTTCGCCACCTCTGCGGCGGCCGCTTTTTCAGTCATGCCCGCCGCAACGCGGCGTTTCATCTCATCCGTAATAGCTTTCTTGACGATAACTTGGCCTGCCTTCCCGCCGATCCCGGCTCCGACAATAGAAGTAAGAAGCTGCGGCGATTGTTCGCCAAGCATTCCGACTGTATACCGAACAAGATCGCCAACCCCTTCTATCTCTTCAAACGGGTCTTGGATGCTCGCCGCATTGAGAGCGGCCTCTTCCATGTTGGATCGATAAGTGTCCAGCCCCCAATCGGCTAGCGGCTTGACACCGACAGCTTCAGCGAGAAGACCGACAGCTCCACCGCCCATGGCCTGGAGTTGATCCGTGCCGCGCGCAACGCCAGCCGTGAACTCCTCGGTAAGAGTTCTCGGTATCGAAACGCTTATCTCGTCATCGGGGTTTAGCCCGAGAAGCTGCAGCCGTTTGCGAGGAGTTAGTAGCTCTTCCTCTTCTGGCTCTTGGTCGACGATTTGCGATCCTTGGGCCCGTGGTTGCAGGAGCATTTCTTCATCCCGCACTTGCGGCATCCGCCTGATGACCGCTTCCCCGATACCGAGTATTTTTTGTAGTTCATCTGGTTTGAGCATTTGTTAGGTTACGCACTTATTATTTTAGTGCATTAGGATATTTTTTCAAGATGTCATCCAATTCTTTTTGAAGTTTGATCGCTTCACCCTTCAATTCTCTCGCCATTTTTTGTTTTTCTTCGGCAGATCGATCAACTACACGGGGCATTGCTCCGACAGCCGTTCCGTAAAACGGCCTGGTTGTAGAAGAAGGGACATTCTCACTTCGGGAATTCAGATCATCGATTTGCGATTTAAGTTTTTTAGCCCTTGCGATTTCCCCGGCAGTCGCCGCATTAGTCACTTCTTGATCATACTTTGTAGCGGGAGCGGCTCCTGCTTGCTCGGCGGGCTGCGGCATCGCGGCCCCAGGATTGAGCAGGTTAAACCCGGTTCCGCTCCAGACTAGCGGGCGCCCACCTACTTTTTGGGCGTGTGCTTGAGCCTTCTCTACTGCGGATTCGTAAATTCTTAAACCCTCTTGAGTGCCTACATTAATACCTGTCGTCGGGCTTACATCAATGATTCTCGGGTCTCTAGATGAAAGCATATCAATAGTCAAAGCCGCTCGTTTGCCCATAACCGTCCGAGTGGCGGCATCGTAATCTTGAGAGCCATCCGACAGGGGCGCGCGGGCGCTTTTAGCAAAATTAATTGAGCTTTCTTCATTCAATGTAGAGTAATACTCATCAACGGCGGTGATGCCGGATTCCTTTCGCTGTGCCTTTATAATTTTTTCTTGAATAGAATTATATAATGGGGTTCCGATCGCTTCTTTTCCGAGCGTTTCAAGTTGCGACATAAGTTGCTGCGATTCTGTCGGAGCCGCCACGCCTTCAATTTTATTGCGTTCGCGTTTTAATATAGTCTGCAAGGCCTCTTCAGAAGTCGGGTAAAAGCCGCGATTTCGATCGAATTCTTCTACAAGTTTGCGGTCGAGCCCGCGCAGCGTTTCAAATTGCGTTTCGGTAACGCCCGCGAAATTTAATGCGGGCAGTCTATTGTTAAGCCTATGCTGCTCCGAAGCAAGGGCGAGCTCCTCGCGCTCACGGCTACCTGGCGAGGTAGCCCCGACATAATTTAAGAAGTCTCGGTCTTCTAGGTTCCACCTATCAATAAGAGAAAGAAGCGAGGGCTTAACTGGCCCTTTGTCTTCTTCAGTCATTTGTGCTGCGACTGTTTCCAAAGTTTTGGGCGACTCCGCCGTAACAGGGACAATTTGTGGCGCCGACGCGCCCTTATTGGGGGTGGGGGTTTCTCCTGCGACTTTCTGCAAAGTTGATGATTGCTCCGCCGCTATAGGAGCGGGGGTTTGTGCAGCGAGAGCTTCCGCAGCGGCTGATCCCGATGCGATCATGGGGGCGGGCAAGTCCTGCGCTATTGTTTGGAGCGGGGACCCCGTGGCGGCGGGGACCGGAGCCGGGCGCCGGGCAGTGGAAGCGGAGGGGGCAGAAGTCTCGGCGGCGAGTGCGCCCCAATAGCCGTCCTTATTAAAAATTTGGGCTGCGTAGCTCGGAGCATTTGCCTCTGCAGCGGTGCGCCACTGCTTTTTTTCCATCTCTTGGCGGGTCTTCTGAATCCCCAAGGCAGCCTCCGCAGCTTCGTTACGAAACTTATCTATTTCAAGCCGTGCCGCCTCGACTTTCAAAGGCATTAGTTGCTCATTCATACGCATTGTCATTTGATGCGTTTGGTTTTCTCGTTCGTTTTCTTGGGCCTCCATTTGAGCTCTGCGAACCCCCAAGTAAGCATCAATGCCGGTCTTGACGGGGTTCCAATCCCACGGGGCTGCAGCGTATTGAGGAGTGAAGAAGGTGTCTGCCATATTTTAAGACCTTGTTGTTAAAGTAGGGGCGTTTGCGACAGTCGCCCTTGGAATCCAGCCGCCCCAATTTGTATAAGTCATCGGTTGGTATTGGCCGCGCTGCCCACTATTGTAAAAGTTCTGCGCAGTTTTAGCCCAATTCTGGTCGACATTCATAAGGAGCGTATTTCGGTTATTGTAGGTTTCGATGCCCCCGTTAAGTTTCGGGTTTCGGTAGTTGGAGGAGAGCGATGAGAAAGTATCAAAAGCGCCGCCCCAAATATCTCCAAAAGAAGCGGCTCCTCCACTCGCGTTGCCTGATCCCCCTGCTATTGCTCCACCCGCCGCCCCACCTAAAGTGGCTCCGACCGCCGCACCTGTAGGCCCCCCTACCACAAGCCCGATAGCTCCGCCCGCTAAAGTGGTGATCCCGCTAATCAAAGCCGCGTTGTTTTGCTTCTGGGCTTCTTCGCGCGCGATCTGGTTTTGCCATTGTTGGGCCAACACTTTGGTTCTTGTGTTGCCCCAATCCGAGATTGCCCCGCCGAAAAGGCGCGCGCCGGTATCATACGCCCCTGCTTTAGCATCCATCGCTCGGAGGGCCGCATCGGTCCCCCCGACATACAAGGATTTTTCCATCGCGCTGCCGGTATTGTAAACCGCGTCAGAGGCCCCCAAATTCGCTGCGAGGACTGTGTTTAGGCCGGTTTTTTGCCCGGCGATGACATTTTGCCTCGCGTTCAAGATTTTTTCCGCGTTGGCAGCGTTGAACGCAAAAACTGTTTTTGAGTCTAGCCCCATATACTCGGCAACTTGCGCCGGCGTAGTTTGAAGACCTTCGACTTGCTGCCTAAAAGTTAAGTCCGCCCATCTAGCGGCGCTTTCCTCTCCTTGTTGCATCGCGGTTAGCGTATCCAAGCTCAAATTCCTCGCTTCCAGCGCTCGGCCCATGCCGCTCCCTGCGCCTATCCCCGTCGCAAATGATGCATATGCACTCCCCCGTGTAGAGTTTGCTAGCGCAGCGGCCGGAAGCCGCCCCGAAACCAAATCCAAATTGTTTCTACTAATCTGCGCTTGTTGCTCAAACACATACGGGTTGGCAGCCTTAATTAATTCTCTGCGCGCATCTTGAGCCGCAAAGGTAAGTGAATTCGCAAAACTTATGAAGTTATCGACATTTTTTAAATTAAAATCGATCGCTTCTTGGCCGGATTTTGTGGCTAAATCTTTGGTGTCGATTTCATATTGAGAGATTATCCCCTTCTCCTCTGTGAACAGATCGTTTAATAGCCGTGAGTATAAATCTGTTTCTGATCGGACGCGCCCTAAATAGGTGCTGTCTAATTTCTCCTGATTGATGCGCCAAGTTTCGCTTTTCTGTTTTTCCGTGGCCACGAACTGATCGGCCAGTTTTGTAACTTGGGAGATTAAAGCATCGGCGTTTTGTCTCTGCCGCGCCAAAGTTTCATCTGATTGCTTCCTAATTAAGCCGGCATAATCAGTTTTCTTCCCGCCGCCTCCGCCTCCGAACCAGCCTCCCATATTAGTTCCCCCCTTTCACCCAGCCGATTGCGTCTTCATCGGAGGTTATATCGCGCCAGATGTTTACGCTTAACTCTCTGGCTACATTGGCGCCTTTCACCAAATTGACGACTGTAGGTATAATTTGAATCCACACACCACGAAGTCCGCAAGCAAAAACGCGATCATTCTCACTGCCTTTCTGAAGTTCGTTTGCATCAAGCCAAGAGTTGATCGCAAGCATTAATTGAGGCGCGAGTATCATGTAATTTTTTTGATAAAAGGAATTTCCAGGGAGATCAATCAGAGATTTGAAAAATGTGTTGTGAATCTGCTCGTCTGTAATTGGCTCGTCTTTATCAATTAAAGCATCCCACATATCTACGAGATCGAATACCAACTCAACAAACTCTACGGCGGATTGATCCCCTATGTATTTTAAAAACCTTTCTCGCCTTTCGTTAAAATCTTCGCTCATTGGTATAATATATTTCATTGTTACATCATAGCAAGCACACGCCTTCTCATCGGAAGGTCGCCTTTAAACGATTGTTGGGCCACTTGCGAAGAAAGTAGTTTTATAGCATTTGCAAAATGCGGGGCAATCTGATCGCCGCCGAGCATTAGCCCCTTGGCAGCCTCAAATATGGCCGGAGCGTTTTGCAGATACATCCTCTCGGAGTCTGAAGTGTGGGGGATGAATCTTTTCTTGGCTAAAATTCTTACGATCGGTGCGGCCCCGTCGGGGAGCGTGAAAAAATATTTTCTTTTTACTCGGTTATTATCAAAGGGGTCGGGCGCCTCGCCACGATCAACCGCTCCCTCCCTCCACTTGTCATCCAACTCGCGGTATCCCGTGCCGCCGCGAAGCCATTCATTATACCGATCGTGTATCGGCTTTGGGTCGCCGTTGTAAGAGAGAAAAAGAATTGTTTCCACTTCACGGGGAATAAACGCTTCACCCGAATCGTTAAGAGTTAAAGTATACTCCCCAATAGTTCCAACCCATTTGCCTTGGAGCATCAATTGCTCCTCGGCGGAATTCACGAATCGCTTTAAAGCAGCATCTGGATACATCAAACTGTCGGGCAAGTCCAAACCTAGCCTAGCCCAGTGGTATCCGAATGTATCTGGGCTCCCCGTCAATAAAGTTGCCCGAGCTGCTCGGCGGGTGTTTTCCACATTTTGAGCAAGATCGCGATCAATCAAAACAAAGGCTTCTTCTTTCAATTTCGCTGACACATCTCCAGCGCCGATGTTAGTGGCAATGTAGGACTCCACAAGTTTCTTTCGAATTTCATAAGAGAAAGACGCAGGTTTTGTCCCGCCCGCATAATTTTCCTTGCGGGCAAGGAAGTCATAGTGCGCTCCAGCTTCCGTGTTGGCTTGGGAAAGAAAAGCAGTCAACCGAGCGGTAGGATACGAAAGACCGTTGGGAAGCTCGTTGTGGAGTTTGCCTTCTTCCCCTGCGGCAGTCCTTCTTGCGTTTTCCACCGCAAACATCAAATCCCTTTCGACAAGGGCGAAGGCTTCTTCCTTG